GAGATCGCTCAGTGTCTCGTGGGCTCGGAGATGTGTATAAGAGACAGGGGCTTTTGGACGGCCAGCTCGCTTCGCTCGCAAGAGTAGACCTTATATATGTGCGGACACATCTTGACCCCCCACCCATATTGGACAGGCCCCCCGTATTTATCCAGAAAAGTCTTGACTAATTTTTTATTATGCTGCACAGTTTCAACAACATTCCCAAATGGAGGAGTACAGGATGCAGAAACGTATCGCCATATCCAAACTTACCAATGACCCTGACCTGTTCAGGCGTATTTTCGACTACTGCCTTGAAGGTTACGTGGTTCTTATCCGCGGCTTTGGAACGTTCCGTCTGAAGCGCAAAGCGTCCCGTATGGGCCGTAATCCCCGTACCGGTGCCAAGTACAGGATTCCGGAGCGTGGGGTTCTCGTGTTCAAAGCCTCTCCGAGTATCCGTCTTGAATACGAGAAATAATACTCCGGAGGTTCGCTATGAAATCGAGAAGCAGTTACTACAGATACTATTATGATGAAGAGTGGGAAGGGCAGGAAGGCAGGAAGCGGTTCCGCCACAACGGCAGTTCCGTTTACAGCCGCAAATGTCATGACTGCGGAAAGCCGACCAACGACTACCGGTGTCCGAAGTGCTGGGCCCGTATCCGCGGCGATTCCGTGAGTTCCTATTCTGATGTGGATACGGAACCCTACACAGTTTCTCTTTTTAGCCATTAGGAGTTTTATAATGACCAGAGCTGAATGCCTTCATACCGCAGAGGAAATCGTTACGAAAGACCGCAATAGCCAGTACGGGGAACCAGAGGATTGTTTCGCTCTGATTGCGAGACTCTGGACAGACTATACCGCGGTGAATCTGAACTCTGCCGATGTTGCCGCTATGATGATTTTGCTGAAAGTGGCAAGGGTCAGGAACGGTAAGGCGAAAGATGACTCATGGGTTGATATGGCGGGATACGCCGCCTGCGGCGCCGAGTGCGCTACTTGGGACGCAAGCGAGGAGGGTTAGGATGGACAGCCGTATAATAATCAATATTACTGACGAGGATAAGCAGGAAAGTCTGACTGATGACGGGAGGGTTCTTTTTGCCCTTATAAGCCGCATTGCCAAGGCAGAGGAGAAACATCCTGTTTTCGCCGACGGGATGTATCAGGGAGTCGGCGTTCTTGGTGAAGAGTACGGGGAACTGTGTCAGGCGCTCAATAAAGGCGAGGGGGAAGAGCGTGTCATGGATGAGGCGTTTGACCTCCTGTGCGTGGCGTGGCGATTCTGCCGCATGGACTGGGAGAAGAAAGAGGAATGACCCTTTTAAGTACAGGGGGCAGGAACCATGCGCGTGTCTGACATATTTGATATTCTCCTCTTTACTCTGAGACAGCTTGGGCTCTTTGGGCTCTGCTTCTTTTACATCCGCTTTATTCTCATGTGTGCCTATAGCGGCTGAAGCTAGCCGTGCACTCCTGCCCATACTGTGGCTGCCCCGACGTCTACCTGGCTGATACTGACGGGGGAGGAGGAGCGCATTATGGATGAAGCGTTTGACCTGCTTTGTGTCGTCTGGCGCCTCTGCCGGGGGGACTGGAGAACGGGTGATGAAGAAGGTTATGATTATACAGCCTATGACGGGGAAAACGTACAAACAGTTAAAGACTGAGTGGGATAAGGCTTATAACGAACTCACCGATATGGGGTACAGGGTCGCTAATACCCGCTTCAGGGGGTTGAAGCCGGCCAATTACGATGCTGCCCTGTACCGGCTCTCTGAGGACTACGCCACAATGAGCGATAGCGATGGGCTTCTGTTTCTGCCGGGGTGGAGGGAGGACATGTTCTGCTGTGTACAGCGTGTCACTGCTGAGGCATTTGGGAAGCCGGTATTTGACTCTACGGATGAGTTGCGGAAGTAATGCACTCCTGCCCATACTGTGGCTGCCCCGACGTCTACCTGGCTGATACTGACGGGGGCGGGCGGACTGTCGCCTGCCCCGCCTGCGGTATGTCTGGCCCTGAGAGTGTTGACGGTGATGATACAGAGGCCGAGCGCGGCTGGGAGACGCTGTGCCGGAAGATGTGTCGTCACTGCAACGTTCATCTTCTTTCTATTATACGGAAGAAAGGACTGTAGCTATGGAAACATTCAAGAGCATACTTATGCGTAAGATAGCGTCGCTGCCGTCTGACGATTTTGTCATGGCATGTGTTGTCACTATTATATTTTTACTCACAACGGTTTTAGTGCTATTATTCTCGGTACTGGCATGGCTGGCAAAATGATACTCTGGCTGACAATGGCCCTGATTTGCTGTCTGTGGTATATCTGTATTCTGGAGATTATATGAATTTCAAATTTCAGGTTATTAAACGGGATGGCAGGCTTGATGATTTCAGGCCCGAGAAGATAATTGGCGCTGTTTACTCCGCTGAGCGGGCGATGAACCGCGTGGATGACCACTCTTCGGAGTATGCCACTGAGGTCTGCAACAGGGTTGGCAGGTACGCGGAAGGACAGGAAACGCTGTCTGTTGAGGATATTCAGACCTGTATACTGGACTATCTGAAGGAACGTGACCCTGAACTTAGGGCTGTGTATGATAAGTACAGGAATGAGAGGTCAGTAGTACGGGAACGCAAGGAAAAGATATACAGGCACTTCGGACGCATTCTTTCTTCTGACCCGTCCTGTATGGACATTATGAGAGAGAACGCCAATGTCAGGGGCGGGACCCCTATGGGCCGCATGCTCCGTATCGGCTCCGAGGCGTCCAAGTATTACTATCTCAGTAATCCGGATATTATCCCCCACGAGACCGCGGAACTCCACAGGAAAGGGATTATCCACATCCATGACCTCGATTTCTATGGGACGTCCATTAACTGTCTCCAGATTCCTCTCTCTGATATTCTGAAGAGGGGCTTCTCTACGGGGCACGGCTCGGTGCGTCAGCCTAAAGGGATTCGTACAGCCGCGGCGCTGGCGTGTATTGTGCTTCAGTCCAACCAGAACGATATGTTCGGCGGGCAGAGTATACCGGACTTTGAGTACGCGCTGGCGCCTTATGTGAAGATGACGTTTGACAGGTACTACGCCGAGTACAGCAATGATTTCAATAAAGCGGTTGAAATGACATGGCGTGAGACCTATCAGGCTATGGAGGCGCTGATTCATAACCTCAACACTATGGCTTCACGTGCCGGGGCGCAGGTTCCGTTCTCCTCTATCAACTATGGTACAGGCACGACTTTTGAGCAGAGGATGGTTATCTCGTGCATCCTGCATGCTACAGACGCGGGACTTGGCCATGGTGAGACGCCTATCTTCCCTGTACAGGTCTTCAAGGTTAAGGCGGGGGTTAACTATAACCACGGAGACCCTAACCGTGATCTGTTTGAGCTGTCCGTTAAAGTATCGGCTAAACGGCTGTTCCCGAACTGGGAATTTCTGGACGCTCCTTTCAATCTTCAGTATTACCGTCCGGGTCATATTGAGACGGAGGTGGCTACCATGGGGTGCCGCACCCGTGTCATGGCTGACAGGTTTGGTAAGGACATAACCCCCGGAAGGGGGAACCTATCGTTCACGAGCATTAATCTGCCCCGCATAGCGCTCATGACCAAAGGCAAAGGAACGGATTGTTTCTTCTCCGAGCTTGATAATATTACTGACATAGTAATTGAACAGCTTGTGTCGCGGTATAAGATTCAGGCGTCACTCAGGGTGAGGAATCTTCCTTTCCTCATGGGTCAGGGGTTGTATGAAGACAGTCGTGACCTTGGCCCTGACGATACCGTGGAGAAGGCCGTAAGGCATGGCACGCTGGGTATTGGCTTTGTTGGGCTTGCTGAGGCGCTTGTCGCTCTCACGGGGCATCATCATGGAGAGACCGATGAAGCGGAACAGCTCGGGCTTGATATTGTCAGACACCTGCGTCTGAGGGCCGATTTGGCGTGTGAGAAGTATAACCTGAACTTCTCTCTGATTGGCTCTCCCGCGGAGAGTACAGCCGGAGCGTTCCTCAGGGCTGACAGGAATGAGTACGGGGTAATCCCCGGCGTGACGGATAAGGAATACTACACGAACAGCCACCACATTCCTGTGAATTTCCCCATCTCAGCGTACAGGAAGATTAAGCTCGAGGCTCCTTTCCACGAGCTTGAGAACGGCGGGCATATCACTTACGTTGAGCTTGATGGCGATACGGCGAAGAATCCGGGGGCTGTTATGAGCGTGGTAAAGTGTATGCACGATTCCGGTATAGGTTACGGGGCTGTTAACCATCCTGTAGACCGTGACCCTGTATGCGGATATACAGGAGTGATTGGTGACACCTGCCCCTTGTGCGGACGTCATGACGGCGAGGCTGTAAGTGAGGAGAAGCTTCGCCAGATTAAGAAGAATATCCTTTAGGAGGTTATTATGGAAGAGACCAGAGATTCAGGCATGATTGGTGACGGCGTTCATTTCGAGCGTATCAGGCGTGTGACGGGCTACCTGACCGGAGACCTCAGCACGTGGAATGATGCCAAGCGCGCGGAGGAAAGAGACAGGGTGCGGCATGGGGTTGAAGGAGACGGGCGTGGCGGTCGAGACAGATAAGATAGCCCGTCATCTTGCTGGCAGGGGGGAGCTCTGCGGGTATTCCCTGCGGGGCTACATCCCCTGCTACATTAATGACGGCAGTCATAAGCGGGTCATTTATTACGGCACGACAAGTATTGCCGACGTTACTCCCATAGACCCGGAGAAAGGCGTACAGATTGGGGCCGGGTTTGACCTTGGTGCGTACAGGGCCATTGAGCTTAAGAGGCTTGGTGTCCCTGAAGACCTTCTGCGGAAGCTGTCACGTTACACTGCTCATGTGGGCGGGGATGCTATGTGCTGGCTCAGGAACAGGCCTTTCTCGGTTACTCCGGAACAGGCGTTTCTGCTGACCCGTATCATGGTTGAGGAGTATTGCTGTACTGTTCTTGCCCCGAGGTGGAACGACTTGCAGGATTATAAGACGTTCACCCGCATGAGCTGGCAGGAGCAGGCTGTAATATTTGATGTTGCCCATGAGTTTGGCGTTGAGCATGTCCTTCGGGACATAGACTGGTATTGCGGCCTGCTCCGTAGTAAGGACTACACCACTATATTTGGAGAGCTGGGGGGTTATAAATATGCCGCTTCCGGAGAGCATGAAGCACCCGCTGAGGGTTCTTAATTATATTGCGCTTAACTCAAACTGTTGCAGACGCCGTGTAGGGTGCGTTATCGCCCGTCCGGATGGGATGATTATTTCCTGCGGGTATAATCACAACCCTTATCCCGGGGATGCGTGTCCTGTCTGTCCGCGGGAGAAATACGCTTCCGGTGACAGACTGGACCTGTGCCATGCCCTGCATGCGGAAGCAGACGCGGTAGCGCACGCCGCGATGACAGGGCTGAGCGTGGCAGGGTGTACAGCGTTCGTAACAGTGTTCCCCTGTCCGTCCTGTACAGGACTGCTGATTGAGGCAGGGATTACCCGTGTTATTGTCGCGGGGGATTACGCGAAGGCTTCTGTATCGCAGGAGATTTTCCGCGACGCCGGGTATAGTGTGAAAGCAGTTGATTATAAGGACGATGACGGCATTCTGGCGTACAGTTTCGACATTACGAGAGAATAAGGTGAAGCCCCCGCGGAAGTAACATTCCGCGGGGGCTTCTAGGTGGTGGAGGGTCGTAAGACTGTGCTATGGTTATCTGGGGCAACTATAAGGTAAATATTTGTGACCCGTCAAGCGAAATTGCAGGCAGTTACATCTTATGATATGTAGCTATTACACGGGGGGATTATGTTTATTCCAGACAGAGAAGATATAGTAAGGGTGATGAAAGAAAAGGGTTACGCCTTTTTCGATAAGGGGTGTAACAATCTCAACATCATAGGCATACGCAATGACCAGCTTATTACGAATGCCTTTGATGATACACTGTGTTGTATATACAGGAATGTATATGGATGGGTCACGAGGTACTGGCGTATAACGACAGACCCGGGGCGTTATTACGCTGAGCATCCCTGTAATGACAAAGGTACGGCTGTGCTTGTACCCGGTCAGTACAGGGGGGCGTTTACGATAGGACGGCACAAGGGCCAGTACAAGGCTCTTGTGCAGTACAAACCTGTTACTGTTTACCGTGACAACAACAAAGACCATAAGATTGATACTGGCAGAACCGAGACGGGTATGTTTGGTATCAACATCCATAAAGCCGGGAGAAAGTCAGTACAGGTAGACCGCTGGAGTGCGGGGTGTCAGGTCTTTGCTGTTGAGAAAGACTTTAACGATTTCATGCAGATATGCGAAAATTCCGCTGTTCTGTATGGGCCGGTGTTTACATATACTCTATTGGAACGGAAGGATTTTGAATAATGTTTGATACATTGCTTGCTTATCTTAACGCTAACAGTTCTGACAAATATGTCAGTCTGCTGTTTGCTGTGATTGGTGTTTTCTCCGCTATTGCCACTATTATCCCGGCGCCCAAAGAGGACTCTTCGAAGGTTTATAAGGCGTTCTACAGTGCGCTCAGCTGGGTAGCCTGTAACTTTGGTCAGGCCCGCAATGCAGGAAGAAAGTAGCAAGAGTCGTGTGTTGGAGCAGTTGGGCGAGCTGAAATCCGCCCTGAGCTTTCTGCGTCAGATGCGGGATGATGACGTGCGGAGCAGGGAGGCTTTAGCTGACGCTCTTGGGAGAATGCAGGAGCAGATAGTTGTGTTCACACACAAGCTGGATGATGTCCTGTCCCAGGGTGTCCGCAGTTACAGCTCCTTGGAATCAAGGATTTCCAATATAGAGCTGTGGCGTACTGAAGTAGTAACATCTCTTCGTGTCGGACGCTGGGTTATGGGGATTATCTGTACGGTTGTTGGGGCGGTTCTTACGCTTACAGCGCAATATTTTATGCATTAGGAGAGTTCATGAGTTATTTCAATCCTGTTTTTCTCTATGATGAGAAAACTCATAAGCCTGCGCAGGAGGGAGACCAGCTTACTCCTGCGTCTGTGCCGGTTTCCAAGGCAGAAGGCAACGTTCTTAAGACCAGTGATGATGGTCTTGGCGTATCGGTAAACGATATTAAATCCCCCGCCAGTGATAATGCCATTAAGATTGCCTCTGACGGCGGGCTGTTTGTAGATATTCCGGTCATTCCTGAGGTTTCTAAAGACCGTTTCAACTATCTCAGATACGGGAATGACGGCAATTTCTTTGTCGGTTCCAGTGATGTTCTGTCCAATCTGGACACGAACCTGCTTCATGCCTCTTCAGACGGCAGGGTTATCCTGACTGCCAGTGACCTTGTAGACGGCAGTGTACTGGCAAAATTTATCTCCTCCGAGAAAGACAATGTACTGCACACGGGTTCTGACGGCAAACTTGCCGTAACGCGTGTTGGTGTTTCCGCTGAGACTGGCAACTATCTCACTTATGGCAGTGATGGTAAGTATTACGTCAGTGGCAGGAATATTCTCTCCACCAGCGATACTAACATTCTGCACACGAACAGTGAGGGCAAAGTCACGCTTACGGCTGGTGATGTGGCTTCCAGCGGCGTTGCCCCTCTGCTCGTCTCGTCTGATGAAGGCAACGGTCTGGACGTTGGTTCCGATGGCAGGCTGGCTGTAACGCTCCCGAAGGAAGCCACGGTTTCAGCGGATAAGGGGAACTACACGCGTAAAGGCTCCGATGGGGGCTTTTACACTGGCGGCAATGATGTTCTCTCCAACGCGGACACGAACATTCTCCATATCTCCCCTGTTGACGACAAGGTAATCCTGACGAAGGAAGACATTCTGTATCTTGGTCTGGCCGCGGCGCTTCTCTCCAAGGACGCTAACAACGCCATTGTTCTTGGTTCCGACAGTGGGCTGTACACCAGCGGCAGTAACCTTACGGATGATTCCAGAGACAACCTTCTTGATGTTACCGATAAGGGGAAGATTTCTCTCAATAAGAGCGTTATCCGCGACTATGTGAACTCCTTTATCAGGGTTGTTTCCACAGACAGCGGGAACCTGATTACGGCTGGTTCTGACGGTGGAGCCTACGCTTCCGCTGATTCGCTCCGCTCTACTGACAGCCTAAACCTTATCAGCAAGGACAGTTCCGGCAAACTCATTGTTACTGCGGGGGCTATCAGGTCTAATGACGCTGACAACCTTCTTGTACAGGATAAGTCCGGTGCTCTTAAGGTGACTGCTGAGGGGCTTGTTTCTTCTGAGAAGTGTAACCTTCTCAGGGTTAACATTGATAACAAGCTCTCTCTTTGCCCGTCTGACCTTATCAGTCAGGTTCCGAACAACGCTCTTCAGGCCGCGTTTGATGGTGGCCTGTATGTGGCTAAGAACTCTGCTTCTGACATTGTTTCTCCCACGGATAAAATCCTTTACGTTAACGACTCCGGCAAACTTGCTTCTGGTTTCACGCTTTCCTTTAATGAAGCTACCGGAACGCTTACTGTCATTGGCCACAACAATCAGGTTGTTACGTCCGTAGCTATTTCGTCTGGTGAAGGCGCCATTCTGAAGGATGTTCAGCTTGTCACTAACCCCGAAGGTCAGCCGGAAGGAACCTACCTGAAATTCACCTTCACGCTCAATGATGGTTCCACGAAGGATACGTATGTTAACATTGACGCCCTTCGTGTCAATTATACTGGCGGCAATGGTATCACTGTCAGCGGGACGACTGTTTCTACTCGTATCAAGGATAAGGGCGGTCTGACCTATTCTGATGGTGCGCTGGCGGTTGATACTGCCTCGCTGGTTTCCACGCTGTCGGACAATACTATCAGGACGGATAGTTCCGGAGATATTTATCTTTCGGTTGACGCGTTCAATGTTTCCACGCAGGCAGGGAACGCTCTTGCCAATGGTGTAGACGGAAAGGCTTATTTCCCCTATGATTTTGGTACGATGGATTAAGGAGGGTGGCTACTGATGTCCAGAAACACTAAACAGCCTATTCAGTTCTACAGAGGCACGACAGCCCAGCATTCAGGTTATACAGGGCCCGCGGGTGAGTGCACTGTCGATACAACGAGGAACACACTTGTCGTGCATGATGGCAAAACAGCCGGCGGGCATCCTCTTGTGAAAGAGAGTCATACTGTGACTGGTGACGGTTACGTGCTTGCTAATGGAAGCAGGAGTACGACCATTGGCAGTGACGCTCTTGCGCTTTCTATTGATACAGATGCGCTGAAGGCTCTGCTCTCTGACCCGACAGGTACGGGAACGACCGCTGGCAATCTTAAGCTTTCCGATGCTATAGACAGCGGTCTTGATGCCGCTACTGGCGGTACAGCTGCCACGCCCAAAGCTGTGAAGACAGCTGTCGATGGGGCGGTTAAGAAGACCTACGTTGTCAAGGGTGACACCTACATTAAAGTAGATGGTAAGGCTTCTACAACGCTTGGTGACGCTGATGGGCTTGACCTGACGCTTGATACAGCTGCTCTGAAAAGCGCTTTTGCTGACCCCACGGCTACTAATGTTGTATCCGGCAACAACATGCTTTCTGACGCTGTGGACAGTTCGCTTGATGCCGCTACTGGCGGTACGGCGGCTACACCTAAAGCGGTCAAGGCCGCTTATGACCTTGCCGCCAGCAAGGCCAGTGATGACCTTGTTGTGCATATCCACAATGATGAGACCATTGAGGATGTGAAGACATTCCTTCAGGGTCCTTATGGCACTTCAGCGGATTTGACAACTTCCGAGGTTGACCTTTCCAAAGGCGTTGTTTTTAGCAAGACTGTTTCCGCTGATACAGTGTTTACTTTTATCAACGCTCCTTCCGGGCGTGCGGCTACGTTTAACCTCATTATCACTAACGGCGGGTCTGCTGCGATTACGTGGCCGGCCTCGGTGAAATGGACAGATGCCGCCGCACCGGCGCTTACCGCTTCCGGTGTGGACGTTCTGACTTTTATGACGCCGAATGGTACTACATGGTATGGTACCCTTGCTATTGGTAACGCCGGTTAGGCTATTTGAAAGGGCGGTACTTTCCGCCCTTTCAAATATAATGAGGATTGTATCTATGATTATTCAGCGTATGCTTCTGGGAAGAGGCACCAGTACGGCGGGAATGGAGTCGTGGGATTTGGGCTATATGATAGCTGAGGATGCTTCTTCTAAAGCTATATATGTTCCTATATGGACGAGTCATTACGTAAATACGGACAAGGTTATTATAGACTGGGGTGATGGCTCTACGTCTGTTATCAAAGGGGCGTATAGCGGCGATAACCTGCTTGATTTGAATCCTGGGTTCGTTCATACATATGCTTCTGCGGGTTCGTACAGGGTGAAGATTTACGCTCTCCCTGCTACGTGGTCTCGTACGGAAGTAGGTCAGAGCGTCAATCCTACCTATGGATATACTACTAATCTGACTACGATATATAATGCCATGCCGGTTATCAGGGGCGCATATGTTACGTATAGTGATTCCACCACTACCGGTAAGCGTATGGATAATCTGTTTTATGGATGTTCGGCGCTGACTTCCATACCTTCAGATTTGTTTAGTAATAATACTGACGCTGAGACATTCAACTCAACTTTTCATAATTGCAGTTCTCTCAGTCTTACGAATGATCTGCTTCTTTTTGCTGGGTGTAGCGCGGCCAAAGAGTTCAGATATACTTTCTGTGGTGTGAAAGGCGGCGTGATAAGCATGGACTTTTTTGCAGATTGTGTTAATGCCACAAGGTTTGACTGTTGCTTTAGTGGTTTTAGCGCTAGCCAGAGCCCTGTATGGTTCCCAGATGCGGCGCCTTCTAGCGATGGCATTATGGAGGGTCTTTTCCGGAACACTTCCGCAGAGTCGCTTATGGGGACGTTTGCTCTTTCTTCCGTACCCAATATTCTGGGACTTTTTGACGGGTGTTTCAAACTGAAGAATATCAACTCCTGTTTTTACGGTGCTGTGATTGGGGAGTTTTACGCATTCAAGAAACCATATGATGGGCAGCCTGTTAAGTATAATTGGTATAATCTGTTCGATGACTGCGTGAATCTCGTTGATATAACGGGACTTTTCTTATTCGCAAAGGTTCCTTCCTACACATTTGTACTTCCGGATGAGATTGGCAGGGAAGACAAGTGGCTTTACAAGGCAATGGCATATCCTGTTCTGCGGTTCGCCCACAGTCCGAATATTAATTATGCTGATAATGTAAGCGGGCTTAATTTAACCGGAGAGACTACACCGGGACGTGGTACGTTCGATGTCATCTGGCTCAGTACCGGGCCCGCCACGTTCGAGCAGAATGCGAATCACCCGCTTCAGGGGGAAATTATGCAGGCTGTACCTCCCGGCATTGCTATTCATCTGGCTGGGTCTCCTGTGAAGACATTGTCTGGTAAAAACAAAGCTTTCATTGTGGTTCCCTCTGGTTCCAGTATGGAGACTCATTACAAAAGTGCTACGATTTCTGCTGGTATGCTGAGTCAGGTAAAAACTATTGAGATTGTGAATGGGTAGCAGACTATGCGTAATACTATCAAGCCTATACAGCTGTACCGCGGCACAACGCAGCAGCATAGCGATTATGCTGGGCCTGTTGGGGAAATCACAGTTGATACAGATAAATATACTGTTGTAGTACAGAATGGCGCTACAGGAGGAGTGCCGCTGGCAAGAGAGTTGGATGTGACTGAGGAAGCACAAGCTCGTGAGGCCATTGATACTGCCATTCAGAAGCGTGTTACTGATGAGGCTTCTGCCAGAGAGGCTGCCGATACTGCCATTCAGAAGCGTGTTACTGATGAGGCTTTTGCCAGAGAGGCTGCCGATACTGCCATTCAGAAGCGTGTTACTGATGAGGCTTCTGCCAGAGATGCCGCTGATATTACTCTTCGGAACAATCTCACCAATGAGATTCACGTCAGAGAGGCCGCTGATACTACTCTTCAGAACAACCTCGCCAATGAGATTCACGTCAGAGAGACTGCCGATAATGCCTTTCAGAAACAGATTGATGACGCATATGCGGTCATTAGTGCTGCATACGTAGAGGCGGGAGGTATGCTTGATGAATAATCGTACCTTGCAGCAAGTTATTGATTTAGCCGTTAAAACTGCTGTACTTAAGGCGAAAAAGGAAGCAATTCTGGAATGTCGTCCGGTTGGCTCATATTTCATAACGGAAACTGAGGATGACCCTAATATACTTTTCGGGGGGGGGTGGGAGAAGCTGACGGGCCCTTATGTCCTGCAATGTTCTGACGACACCCATGCGGCTGGTACTACGGTAGAAGCGGGATTGCCTAACATTACAGGCCAGGCGACTTTCATTCAAACAGACGGACAAGACCAATCGGTCTACCCAGACGCCGGTTGTTTCTATTGGGGTGCATACAACCACGACTGGAAAACAAGCATCATAAATGAAGGACCTTCAAAACGAGACCTCCTATTCGACGCCTCCCGTTCCACCTCCATATACGGACGCAGTGATACAGTCCAGCCTCCCGCACGAATTGCAAATGTATGAAAGAGGATATCATGAGAAATTTAAAAGAATACACGGCATTACTTATTAAATCGACCAGACTCTTCAGCTGGCCCGTTGGGAGTATATATACTTCCACCAAGCCCACGTCCCCCGCTGAACTTTTCGGGGGTACATGGGAAGCGATTGAAGACGTCTTCCTTTATTGTGCCGGCCCCAAACATGCCGCAGGTGAAACAGGCGGCGCGGAGACGCATACACAGACTATTGAAGAGATGCCGACGCACAAACACTCTTCACCAGACGCATCCCCCGGCTTCTTCGCTGGATGGGGAGACAAGTCTGGAGATGGATGGGTAACTGCGGCTTCACAAGGGACAGGTGGCACCTGGATGACTGAAAATACGGGGGGGGGCAGCCGTTCTCAATCATGCCGCCGTATAAGGCCTTCTATGCTTGGGAGCGCACGGCTTAATGTCTGTGTAGGAGGTGCGTGCTAATGGCTAGCATCTCCTCTCTCGTGTCTCTCCTTCTAAGGCACATCGGCTTACTGGATGGGAAGACTGTGCACACTACAGGTGATGAGACTATAGCCGGGGTTAAGAACTTTTCCGGCACCTTACAGGCTGGAGGGCATCCAATAGAAGCCGTGGTAGAAAGCGGAAATGGATATATAAGATACGCCAGCGGTGTACAGATGTGTTGGGGCCGTGTTAAAGTTAACGGGCCAATTACGGAAACGAAGACGAAGGTTACTTTCCCAGTAGCATTCAAACTAACTCCTGCTGTTTTAACAACAGGCAATGCTAATTATCTTGGATATGCAGTTGTGGTTGGGTGGGAAACCGCAGCATCTTTCACAATCGGAATGATAAACGAATCGTCAGCTGTTGGTGAAACAAACTGGTTCGCTATAGGATATTGGAAATAGGAGCTTTCTATGTTCAGCCTCAGCAAAGAATTTTCCTCGATTTTACTTATCCTGTCGGGGTACGCATGGGAAAGAACAGCATAGATACCAGCTTCGATAAGAACAGCTTAGATACCAGTTTTTATAGGAATAGTCTGGATGAAGACATCCTGTTTGACAGAGAAGACGAAGAAGAGGAAAAGGAATATCAGGAGTTTCGTAAGTTTCTGGATGAAATTTTTGGGGGGTATAAATGATAGTACAGCGTACATTTCTTGGTACATTTCTTGGCGGCAGGCGTTGGACAGAGCCATGGAGAATACGTGTTGACACTAGGGCTGGGGGTACATCCAACCTTACGATAGCCAACTACATGCGTAGTAATTCCAGTGACTACCCCATTCTTACCGACTGGGGCGATGGTACTCGTACTGTATCAAAAAACATAGCCTCTCATACTTACGCCAGTGACGGCGATTATGTTATATCCCATTACTCGTTGGATAATTTTAATACTGCCTATTTGAAAAATGGTAGTCATGAAAATATTGTTGAAGTGATTGACCCATTTCCGAGGCTCCCTCTTATGGGGGACGGGTTCTCGTCCGTTTTTTCATATGATAGCTATCTGCAGACTATTCCTTCGAATCTGTTCGATAATAACGCTGACTTTATAACGAGCCTGTCAGGTACTTTCCTTGCTATAACTGGGGGGCCGCTGCGGATACCATCTGGGTTGTTTAAGAGTCTGACTAAATTATCTAATATTTCTGGTACATTTCTTAGGAGCGTTCTTGACTATATACCAGATGGATTGTTTGAAGGGATGACTACAATAGTTGATGCAGACCAGACGTTTACAAAAGCGAAAGCATCTTACTCTGGTAACAGAATTTTCGCTGGTTGCACAGGGCTTACTAGTATTGACCATTGTTTCGGAAGTGCTGAGATTCCAGTTTTTGGTGATGACACTTTTAACGGCTGCACTGGGATAACTACAGGTAATACATACACTTTCAGCGGCATTACATCTACCAAGAATGTAGGAGCCAGAACTTTCGCTAATTGTACAAATATTGAACAAGGTGAATATAATTTTTGTAGAACAACTAGTAATGGCCCTACTATGGAGCTGGAGTCTATTGGCGACTATACATGGCAGAATTGTACATCTTTGACTGATACTGTTTACTTTCTAAAAAATGTCCCCAAGCTAAAGACGCTGCCGCCGCATACTTTCTCTGGTTGTACCAAATTAACTCAGGCGTCTTACCTTCTCTACGAGGATGCGCCTGCATTTGGTGCTATGGATTTATATATGGATAGCTGCTTTCATACAAGCCTAGGGTTTAAAGGTGTCCCAGATATGACACCAACTACGCAGCGTGTAATTCATATACCTCGCAGATGTGGAGCGGTAAGTGGCTACCCCAGTAAATATACAGTAGTGGCGGATAACTAGTCATGTTAGCGCAGTATCGCTGGGCCTCTCTTGCTCAGGACCTTGCCGTTATGCAAGTTCCGGATACGCCTATTACGGAACTTGACACTATTTATAATACCTATAATATATCAGAAAAAGACCTCCAGAAGATTCTTATTGTTCCTGAATTTCAGGACATGTACAGGAACTCGCTGGAACAGCTCAGAGCCAAGGGAAGCAGAGCCGGGTCTATGTACAGAGCGGGGACGCTCTCACAGGCGCTTGCGGAAAAGCTCTTCCGGGACGCGGTGAATGAGAACATGAAACCCGCTGAAGCATTGAAGCTCCTTGAACTTCTTTACAAAGTTTCCGGTTCCATGAATACAGAACAGCAGGTAGTTAATACGCAGGTTAATGTAGGTGTGGCCATCCCTGTACCGGAGGGGATGAAGAACCATAAGCTCGACCATCTCAGGAGCGCGAATGTTTAACTACGTTCCATCCCCTACAGGTCTGAGATTTCATGAGTCTGACAAGTATATAAAGATGCTCTGCGGCCCTTATGGCAGTGGCAAGTCCTGCTGTTGTGCCATGGACATTCTTTATTACGCCTGTGCCCAGCCTGTAGCCAAGGATGGAATGCGGTACTCACGTGTTGGTGTCATCCGTTCCACGTATCCTGAACTCACCTCCATGACCCGCAAGTCTCTCCTTGAGGTACTGCCCCGGGAATGCGGTGATATTACCGGGGCAGTAGCTCCTCTTCGGGGCGTCTATCTTATTCCTCTACAGGACGGCACTACGGTCAATCTGGAGCTCAACCTGTTTGCTCTGAAAGGCCCTGAGGACTGTAGTAAGATTCTTTCCGCTAACTGGACGTTTGCGTGGATAAACGAAGCAACCGGTGTTTCACCGGAGGTCTTTGCCGCTGTACAAACCCGTATCGGGCGTTTCCCTTCGCAGGATTTAGGGGGCGTGAACTGGGGCGGGATTATCATGGACTTCAACCAGCCTGAGCACGACTCATGGCTGGACGTGTACATGAAGAATCCTGAGCCGAACTGGCTTGTTGTGAAACAGCCCCCTGCGGCTCTGCGCCGGTTTGACGAGAACGGGAAGAAGTATTTTGACGTAAACCCCGATGCGGAGAATCTCCGTAATCTGGGTGCCAAGGAAGAAGGCGACCCCGAGGATATGACGCCTGAAGAGCGGGGTATGCGGTACTACCGCAACCAGATACAGACCCTGCTCAAGAACGGGCGTGTTGACGTTGTAGAGAACCAATACTGTCTTCTTGACGTTCCTGTTGTGGAAGGCAAGCCAGTATTCTCCAACTTCTCCCCCTCCCGCCATATCGCAGACCACGAACTCACGCCCATGATGTTTCATGAGGTTGTGCTTGGCGTTGACCAGTCTGGTATTCACCCCGCCGCGGTTATACTCCAGAATCAGGACGGTAAATGGTGTGTACTGGATGAGCTGTTCGCTGACAATGAGGGGTTTGAGAACTTCCTTTACGGCATGCTGATACCGCTTCTCCGGGGCAAGTATCACACAAATCCTGTTGTAGCGGCCATTGACCCGTCCAACCAGAGGGACTCATGGACAGGCATTACTCCCCGACAGCGTTTCGAGGAAGCCGGCATACCTGCTGTTACTGAGATTACAAACTCCCCGAAGGCCCGTATTCAGGTTGTGGAGCATATGCTTAACCTTGATACAGGCGGTCTTCTTATAAGCCCATCCTGTAAGAACACCATTAATGGATTTACACATGAGTACCGGTACAGGAGGCTGAGAGCCAGTGGTTCTATCGGTACGGTGTATACCCCCCAGCCTGAAAAGAACGAAGCGTCACACTATCAGGATGCTCTTCAGTATGCGGCCCTGCTTATACAGAAGGGCATTGATTACACTGATGACGAACTTTCCGATGTAGCCCGTAAATTATCCGAGAGCAGAAATGTTCTCCGTAGGATTATCTAATAATGGCAGATGAAACTGTTTCCAGTACAGACAGCAATGGTATAGACTGGCTCAGGGAGATTGAGGATATTCCTTCCAATGTCTCTGACAGGCTGGGCAAAGAGGTTCTCCGCAGATGGAACGGCGCAGTCCTGTGGCAGAGTACCGAGCGTGTCAACGGCAAAGGGCTCAGGGATGTGCTCCGTGAATGCTGGGAACAGCAGAACGGGGTTTTGTCCTGTTCAGACCAGCAGATAGCTGACGCTCTCGGGGTTAACGCCATAGTTAACCTCACTGCGCTCAAGACAGGTATAGCGAACGCTTATCTTAGTGACGCGCTTATCAGCAGTACATTAACGCTTCCGTGGGTTATCATGGCCACGCCGAGGCCGAGCATCTCTCCGGAGTCCCGTGAGATGCTTCTTACCGTTCTGAAGCAGGGGTTCTTTGAGAGCCGTTTTCAGGACGGTACACAGATGGTTGACTTCATCCGCCGTGGGAAACAGCTTCTCCTGCGTCACGAAAAGGAAGAAGCGGATAAAGCGGCTAATGAGATGATGTCCCTGCTGGAAGACCAGTGCGCCGAAGGCGGGTTTAACAGGGCACTGTCTGATTTCCTCCATTATTTCACAGTATATCCTTACTCGATTTTTACCGGCCCGTATATTACGAGAAGCCCCCGTCTGACGTGGGGTAGGAATAAACCCAGAGTACAGACGGAAGTACTTCCTGTATTCCGTTCCATATCTCCGTTTGATTTTGCCTATTCTCCTGACAGTCCGGATACCCAGCGGGGAACCTGTGTGTTTACCCGCACGCTCTGGACACGTAAGGAGCTTCTTGATGCGGGCAAGCTCAGCTCCTACATATCTGAGAATGTTCTGGATGTACTGAAGAAAGCAGATACGAATGATGAGTTCAATCTGAACTGGCTGACCAGAGAGCCTAATTCGGAAAAGAGAGACCTTGCCCTGTGGGCATCCAACGTTGCCCCTATTGAGGTACTGACTCACTACGGTATCATGTCCGGACGGGAATTGGCTGAGTACGGGTTCCACAGTCTTGACCGCAGTGAGTTCTACAACTGCGAGATTTCCATGGCCGGGTATAAGGTATTGCAGGTTAAGGTTAACTCCGACCCGCACATGCAGACCCGTCCTATTTACACGTCCAGTTTCTACCGTACCGGAGGCGACCGTATCGCCGGAGACGGTATCGCCCAGCGTATCCGTGACGTGGAACGGGCGTATCATTCCTGTCTGATATATCTGATGCGCAATGCCGCCAACGCCTCTGCTCCTATGTGCGAGGCCGATTACAGGCGGCTTATGAAATATATGAAGGATACTGACCTTGGTACTATTGTACCGGGAACGATGTATCTTTCTGATTCTGACCCGTCAGGCGGGAGCAATCCGGCCCTGAGGTTTTTCAATATCCCCTCCAATCTTCCGGCTTACTCACAGCTTCTGGAGATGTTCATCCAGCTGGCTGACAGAGTAACGAACATTCCGGCGGCTCTGCATGGTGAGGCTGTAGGCTCGGGCGCGATGCGCACGTTCCGCGGCATGTCTCTTCTTCAGGGCAACGCTACACGGGCTCTGCATGCGGCGGTAGGGAATATCGACAACAATGTGTTCGCCCCGCTCGGTGAGCTCATGTACAACATAAACATGCTGTACGCGTCCGACTCATCGGTAAAGGGTGATGTACAGATAGTCACCAAGGGTGCAGAAGGCCTGCTCCAGAAAGAGACGGAAAAGCAGAACGCTATGGAGATGCTTCAGGTTATTGGCGCTGTGGGTGGTTCGCTCTCCGGCGCTGTTAATCTGACTCCTGTTGTGGGCTGGGCCGTGAAGAAACTCTTCGGAGCGATGAATATTCCAGATGATGTTCTTGAGCAGATGAACGCCCCTGTACAGGGAGCGGCCCCGCAGACAGGCAACGGACAGAGCGCCGGACAGGGTAACGGTATGATGCCGAACTCTAATCCCGCGCCGGACTCTCCTGCCGGGGCTGGTGTTGCGCAGGATACAGGAGGGCATGTTGAGGCTTATTAAACCATGGACTCCCGCTCCCGGAGAACGCGGGTACAGGTTTGTCAAATGGTTCTGTGACAATATCAACTTTTGCCACGGGTACTATTACGGCACGGATACCCCGAAGCCGGAAAACAGGGTTTACAATTTCCTGTACAAATATTGGACTTTCCCGTTTGAACAGCCGGACTGTATCTGTTGTAACACTGTCAGAGGGCTGATTTACGGGGGTATTATTGGATTTATTCTGGGGAGACTTATATGAATAAACTCTGGCAGAGGAACAATCACACTATGTACTCCAGTGTTTTCAACGTGCCTGCCGGTTACTGTGTCACGTTGTTTGCTACTGGTCTGCTGGATGAGAAAGTCAGGCAGTCAGCTGAGGAGTTTACTGTACCGCAGATTGTGTGTGTAAGACGTATGGTTCATGAGTACGAAAAGGCACAGACAATCCCATGTGAGGGGTGCTGTGGTTACATTTTCGACCTTGCTAATGTAAGGGCTGATTTAATTAATGATGAACTTGTCTCAACCTGCGGACGCCCGTGGCAGCTTGACCCCTGCCGTAATATTGGCATAATTGGTGTACCGGGTACATATAGACTGCATATCAATGACGCAACGGCAGTTGGTGTAGCTCAGGTATATGCAGATTGGTACAGAGCCAGTCAGATTCCCTCACAGGTTGAAAGCCTGTTCTTTATTTAGGAGACATATATGGGTAACGCTTGTGGTGAAACGAAATACGCCGAAGACGGCGTTATTAACAGAACTACACTGACCAACTCGCAGGTCACTAATTCTGATATACAGAACTCTACGCTGACTGCCTGTACCATCAAAGAGCTTACAGCTATTGATGATGCTTCTGCTGAGAAAATAGCTGACGCTATTTCCGGACTGGACAGCAAACAACTCCTGAGTCTTGCGACTGCTATACAGGATGCCTTTGCTCCTGTTGAAGGAGACGAGCCGGATTCCATTTCCGGGCCGGAAGTGCCCACTACTATTATTGGGCTCAGGGATGCCCTGCTTGGCAGGCCGTCCGGCTGGGGCCGGTTTGGTTCGTATGTTGTACCGCTGTATAAGTAGGAGTAATAATCATGGCAGTTAAGGAGAAGAAGAATGGCAAAGTATCAGAAACCGAAAGTAAGCGGGGCGAAAAAATCTCTTCCTCCATTCATGAAAGGAAAGAAAAGTCAGCTGAAAAAGCCGAAAAAGTGACCAGACACAATCACATGCGTTCTATCCTTAAACAATACTACAACTATTAGGTTACTACGCTATGTCTGTTATAATCGACCTTTCGGCAAACAGGAATTATGAGGCGAAAATCGCCGACCCGAAGATGACTCTTCAGAACAATCCGCTGGCTTACCCAGTTGACCCTATGAGGGGCATCAAGGATTATAATTTCGACCGTCTTATGAAAGACGCCAGCCTTCGTTCGTGTCCGGTACGGGGTAAGGATTACTCTGCTATTATGGATACGAGATACAAGGGAGAATAGTTATGGCTTGTTCCCGTTGCGGCGGAAACCGCGTTACCCGTCAGACTCCGCCTCCGTCTGTCACTTCCCGTCCCGGTACTGTGGCCCCCAATCCCGGCCGCAAAACGGCGAAGGAAATTATCACAGGTGTGAAGTATGTTCCTACCCGAGGTGGAAAATAACCCTATCCATGAGCTTGCCCGTCAGCTCAAGTCAGACGCGTATCTCAAGGAAACGCTCCTTGCGTTCCTTGCGCATATTCGTGAGGGACTGGAAGCGGATTTTGTCCTTGCCGCAAAGGTTGGTGTGATGCACCCGGATAAACTGCAAAACGCCGCCATGCAGCTTGGCAGGGTTGACGAGGTTAGGTCCTTGGAAGAAATAATCTACGGTATGGAATAATAAGGAGCGTTTATGTCAGGATTCGACAAAGTACCCACTAATCCCTATCAGGAAAGGGCCGAAGCATTCAGAAAACAGAATGAGCCGGGTGGAACCAATCCTCCGACCCAGACGACAGACCAGCAGACCACCCCCGCGCAGCCTGCGGGTGTTCAGCCTGCCCCTGTACAGCAGCCTGCCCCTGTACAGCAGCCTGCCCCTGTACAGCCTGTAGCTACTCAGCCTCAGAATGCCGGCACTTACTATGACCCTGCTCTTATCCAGAATCTGGCATATGAGCGTGACCAGCTCAGACAGCAGCTTGCTGCTGACCAGCAGAAGATGGCAGACCTTCAGAAGTCTGCTGATGAGCTTAACGACCTCAGACGAAGGGCCAGTATCAGGGCTGACATTCAACAGCAGGCCATTGACAATCTGGAGTCTGTGAGCCCTGAGGATTACACGGCTATTGTTGAATCCGCTACCAATCTGGCTATGGCTCAGACAGAGCCGCTCAAGAAAGAGCTTGAACAGCAGAGGAAAGAGCTTGAGGAGCGTACCCGGTATAATCAGCAGATGCTTGAGAATACCCGTAAGGACCTTCTCAACGCCCGTATTTTTTCCGCTCATCCTGACTTTGCCCAGATGGTCGACACTCCCGAGTACCGAAACTTCATGGCCCAGCGTGACGGTCTCAGTTCTGAAACCCGAGACGCCCGTGCCAGCCGGGAATACCTCAACGGCAATACTGACTACGTTATTGACCTCCTGAACCAGTTCAAGCAGAGTCGTAACAACGCCGTAGGTGTTGCTACTGTACCCCCCGTGCAGGTGGCTCCCGGTGCCGCACCTGCGGCGGCGCAGACTACTCCAACCCGCTACACCCTGCGGGAACTCAACAACCTGTTTCAAACGAGGCAGATTTCCGCTGAAGAGTACAGGAAACTTCTTCCTGAAGCCCGCAAGGCAGCTGTCGAAAGTCTGTCATCCATGTCTTAGGAGAATAATTTATGCCTATGTTTCCCAGTGCGTCCGGTTATACCGGAATGGAAGCAACCCCGCTTGCCCGAATTGGGTACAGCGACATTATCCTTTCCAAAATCTATGAGGAAGACTGGCTTCCCCGTATCACCAACTCTGAGCTTCTTGAGCCTGTTACGCAGTGCAACCAGATTATTCAGCTTATGCGCGCTCCGGAAGTCGGGCCTATGCGTTCCTATCAGAAGAACCAGCAGCTTGTTCCCAATACCGTTACTACGGAAGCGCGCTGTCTTCAGATTTGCTTCGCTTCTTATCAGGATATTAAGTTCGACTCTCTCGATGTTAAACAGGCCTGTGACCGCTGGTCCGATTATGAAGAGAAGCTCCTTGAAGCTATCTACCAGTCCTATGTTGATGAGCAGAGGCGTTTCGTTCTTGGCCGTATGATGGCTCAGGTTTCCCCTCTTACCTCTCTCAGCGCCGCTGGCCGTCTCCATGACATCAACCTTGGCGCTCCGGGTAATCCTGTGCATGTCACCCCGCAGAATCTGCCTGTGGTGCTCGCCAATCTCCAGCGTGCCCTGATTGAGCAGAAGCGTTGGGTTGACGGCGGTATGTTTATTATCGTGCCGCCTATCCTCCGTACCTACCTTGCTATGAGCAATTACGCCAACTCCGAATGGAGCTGTAAGTGCGGCGGTATTGTCTCCGGTATGTGGGACCATGAGCTCTTTGGCTTCCAGCCCATTGAATCTATTCATGTTCCGGTTCGTCGTGACGAGTCCGGTTCCCTGTCTTTCTATATTATCGCTGGCAACAAGGACGCTACCGCCTATGCCAGCAACATCATTGAGTCCCGTCTGATTACCAACGACCCGAACAGCTTTGGTATCCGGTATCAGTTCCTCGCCGCTTGGGGTGCGGAAGTTATCTATCCCGAAGCCCTCGCTATGGGTTATTGGACTTTCGACCCTATTAACTAGTAGGAGTAGTGAATTATGGCAGTTATTAATCTTGCCCGTGGCGGTATGCCTGATTTCAAAGGCTGGTTCTGTGATGGCCAGTCTGCGGAATTTACTCCGCCCTATGACGCCCCCCATGCGGAGTTTACCCCGCCTTTTGACTCTCACGCTGATGCCGCTATGGGTCAGGGGTTTCTCAACCTCCAGTTCCCGCTGGTTCCGAATCTGAATGATACCGTTGGCCACCGCTGGATGCAAAACCTGCTTAGGGGCGTTAAGGCCGTGGGTGATGTGGTTCTGACCAACTGGGTTCCCCAGCGTGCCTATCTGGACTCCGTGTATTATGAAGTCACTAAAACTGATGCTTCCCTCGATGGTGTGTATCTCGCTCCCGTTGCGAAACGTGCTGTCTGGAACTTCACTACCGAGGAGTGGGAATACAATGATGTGGCTGAGTTCGCGGATGCTATAACCGCGGCTAAGATTACCAAGTTCCCTATCGGTACCCCACAGGACGGCGATAAGCTGTACGGGTTCGCCCGTCTGACGAACCCGCTTGCCACCTTTGGCCACAATATTGTCAAGCGTGATGCTACCGGAAAGCCCACTGCTGGTTATGATGACTCTTTCGGTACTGTCCTGCTTGGTTTTAAGGTTGCCGCTGGCGACGATGCCAAGATTGCCACCCTGTGGAAATCCACGTTTGCCCTGTACTTCTCTTCCAAGCTGCTGGCTTTTGAGGGCAGTACTCAGATTGGCTAAGGGGGTTTGTTATGGCGCGTACTTATACGGGCCCGGCTTCCAAAGATACCGTGAAAGGCGGGAAGAAATTCCCGCTTAAGAAGGTTGGAAGCGACCATAGTATTGACCTGACCATGACCAACGGTACTGACAAGGCGCGTGGTATTATCATGCGTACCAAGTGGAGTCAGGGCGTCCATGGTGGTTTCACTCCTGCCACGGAGAAGTCTGTCAAGGGACAGAAGCCCAGTTCCGTGGCGAAGTAGTATATAATAAGGAGCGGTAGTCATGAATCAGAACGCAACTACAGTTGGGAATCAGGACGTTTCCACTGTATTCAACCTCAATTCCGAGGAACGGGCCGGTTTTCTTGAACATCTCGGGGTTAAGAACGCCACACCTCCGCTGGCGCATTCCCCCTGTCTGAAGAATAAGAAGACCGGTATTATCCTCCCATGGAACCCGATGCTCGCGGAGCAGAGGGATATACTGGAATGCTGTGATAAGCAGGGCAATACTGACCCTGCGGCATGGCAGGACAAAGTACAGGAGGATAGTTCCGAGGATGAAAGGGAACTCATGGCTGCCGCCCTTAATGAGGCTACATCCCGTCAGAGTAAGATTGCGCAGGAAGGTATGAGCTCGTTCCGTTCTACCATGAAGAAGATGGACCAGCCTGCGCAGTCTGACCAGTACGGGGATGAGGCTGTGCCTTATGAAGATATTGAGAAACTGATGTCGAAAGCGGAGTTCTGATGACAGTACAGGATATAATCGGGGATGTCTCCCGTGACCTGAATGATCAGGAACCGGGGTATGAATACACACGCTGGTCTGTTGCACAGCTTCAGTCCTATCTCTCTGAAGCGCTTATCAATGACAGCTACCTTCTTAAAGACCTGTTCCATACAGAGAAAATCGTGCGGCTCATGCCCGGCGGTGACTGGCAGAATGTCTGTGACTGCTCCGAGATTATCCGTATTGTTGGAGAATGTACTGAGACCGGTGAAGTGTACCGGTATCTCACCCGTACATATGATGACGAAAGACTCAACTGGCCGGGGTCTGTATATCCGAACTGTATAAACCCCGATACAGACGAGCCTTTCTCGTATGTCATAAGCTCAGTAGACATCAGCAGATTCAAAGTCATGCCTCCGGTTGCTCCGGGGCAGAACCGGTATGTTCTTGTGCAGTGCTACACAATGCCGACCGGGCGTTCTCTTAGTGAATCAGTACCGGATGAGATGGTTGCTATTGTCAAGCAGTGGATGCTTTACAGGGCGCTTATCATGGATTCCGAGAACTCACCCACTATCAGTACCATAGCCGGAACGCACCTGACTACACATGACAACCTGCTGAAACGGGCTGTAGACCGCAGAGAGAAGGAGAAAGCTGAACGTGAGCGAGACGCAGATAATTTACGAGCCGTTCAAAACCAGACCGCTCGATAGTTTTCTGGAAGAGCTCCGGTTTGAGTATCCTACTCTTCCCGCCCAGCTCTTCCAGTTCTACTTACTGAAAGCCGCAAGAAACATGGCCCGTCAGGGCAACCTGATACGCCGTCGCGCGGCAGTTAATCTGGAACCATGTATCACCAGATACCGGCTGGAATCCCCGGATGGGCTGGAGATATGTGGTATCCTGCGTTCATATATCATTCCGTGCGGCTGTTGCGGCGGACATGACGCCAGAGAGACTTTCACTCTGCCGCAGGGGTGCACTCCCTGCGGCAGGGAGATTGTCTGGTATGATGACCTTGATAAGGTACTGCACGTCAGACACCCGAACAGCCCCGGCCGTCTTCTTGCGGAGCTGGCCGTTATGCCGGGACAGGATGCCTGTGAGCTTCCTGACGTCCTGTACACTGACTGGCTGGATACTCTGCTTATGGGCGTGCGGGCTTACATAATGCTTATACCGGCCCGGCCATGGACAAACATCCAGATGGGACGGGCGTATATGACTGAGTTTGAGAAACGCACATCAGCCGCCGCTATGGAGACAGCAACGCACAAAATGCGCGGAAGTATTCATATGCAGTTTGGGAGAGTAATGTAATGTCTGACTGTACCCCCAGAATCACGCCTCAATGTGACGGAGAGATTACTTCCGCAAAAGAGGAAGGTGCCTGCCCTGACTGGAGTATGTGTCTTCCTTTCGGGGGCAGAATGTATTCCCGTGAAGGATGCGTCCGTGTGGAGAAAGGCACTCCTCCCGCAGACGGCGTGTATGACCGTGTTGTCATACAGAACGGATGTATCGTTTCTCTGGAAGGCAAACAGCTCCCCATTTATAATCCTCCTACCTGCGCTCCCGAGCCCTGTTCCTGCTCTGACAGCGGGGGCGGGGGGTCTGCTAATATTTCTTCTCAGGCGGGAAACCTGACACGGGTGGATACGACAGGGGCGCTTCTGACCACGCTCAGCGCTCAGGCTGGAGATGGTATCGCGATACAGGGTACAGGAACCCAGCGTGACCCGCTGATTATATCCTCCAACCCTGACCCGTCCGAGGTGTTTGTTGTCAGCGCTGGCAACTCCGGCATCAATGTGTCCGGTTCCGGTACAGGGGAAGACCCTGTTAAGGTGTCCCACTCCGAGGAAGGATATGAGGGTTATATCAACGGGATGTCATTTGACCGGTACGGGCATCTCACTGGTTATACAGCTCCCTCCACGGTCAGTACGGTCAACGGCGTTATTGGTCAGGGGCACATTAAAGCTGACCTTGCCACGTCCACGGGTGTTGTTACGCTCAATATCGCTGACCCTATGTTCAACCGTGCTGGTGAGTACAGGCTCGGCGGTTTTGACGTCACCCTTGATGACAAGAACTTTGTCACGAATATTGTACAGAAAATATCAGTAACGCCCGGTGAAAGATATATGGGCGTACAGCGTGTGACTCTCACAGAGTCCGGTACGCTTACTGAAATAGTAGATACATCGGCATCTGAAATACTTGTCTATGACCATGCGTCCAAGCGTTTCCCCTCGGGAACGAAATCAGACGCCTATGTTATAACGTTTGACCTTGCCCGTATCGGCTCTTTCCGTATCCGGTACAGGGACTGCAAGCGCCCGACTACAAGCGACCCCTCCGGAAAGACCACGGTTACGCCCATCAGCGGTACTATCTATGTTGACGGCAAAGCTGTCGATACTGATGTAGTTATGGACAATGAGCTTACAGCCCTGACTACAGCCCGTTACGGTCTCGGTAATCACACAGTACAGGTTATCGGGGATATGAACGGTGTGGGTTACATGGATATTGAAGTTGTGACGGCCTACTAATGCAGACAGCAATTACACAGTTTGGCGGTATTGTCCCGCGTACTCCGGAGCATAATCTGGCTGTCACGCAGGCCACACTGGCACTGAATGTCAACCTGCGCAGGGGACAGCTCGAACCTTGGCGTGAGCTCTGTAAGTACAAAGACGTACCCTCTACAGCCGTATCCCTGTATATGTACGGGCACTGCCTGTATACATGGGACAGTGTTGTTTCTGTAGCTGAGCTTTCCCCCGAATGGCAGAGGCTGTACATCACAGGCAACAGCGACAGCCCACAGGTGATGGTGCGCGGTAGTTGCTGTGATATGACCTACTACAGGCTCGGTGTTCCTACCCCTCCTGTACCTCCTCACGCTTCCGCAGAGGAGATGTGTGGCCGTGCTTCAGATACCCGCTCCTATGTATATACATGGGTTAACCAGTGGGGAGAAGAATCAGCCCCGTCTCCTGCCAGCAATCTGGTTATGGTTGCTGACGGAACTTCTGTTTCTGTGACGGGCATATCCCTCCCGCCTGACGGGTATGGGATTGTCAACGCCAACCTGTACAGGAGCTCTACCGGCTTCCGCCCTGTAGACGGTAAGACCCAGACCCCGCTTACTGATTATCTGTTCGTAGCGACTATCTATTTTCCGTCAGTATCCTATACCGATACGGTTCTCACAAAGAAACTGGGCATGCCGCTTGATACTGTGGATGTCACACCCCCGCCGGATAGACTCCAGAATATCACGGCAGTTGAAGGTGTCATCCGTCTGGCCGGTTCCGTAGCTAACAGGGTATATCTCTCAGAGAACTTCCAGCCTTATAACTGGCCTGTCAAATACGAGCTGACTCTGGACAGCAGTGTCATTCACATGAAGTGCCTTGACCAGAAGCTCTACGTAACGACTTCTACGACACCCTACATTATTGATGTATCCAGCTGTGACGATACGAAATGTACCCCTGTAACTGACATTGGCAGACCGCTCCCGGATATATCCTGCGGGCACTACAACAGCGCCATCATTACACCGTTCGGACTTATCTATTCATCCGACCCCGGCGTTATCCTGATTGACCCGTCCGCGCGCTGGCATATCCTGACGTCCAAATGGCTCACTGCTGAACAGTGGCATCAGCTCGCCCCTGAGACAGCACGGTTTGAGTACTGGAACGGATACCTTTTCATTGTCACAGACGAGACAAGTTTCATTCTTGATATAGACGGCGACCCATACGGGGATGTCAGGGGCATGGAGCTTTCCAATATTTCCGATGCTCCTATAGCTATGCAGGCCACCAATACAGGACAGCTGATGTTCCTACAGGACAGCGCGGTATGGTTCTGGGATAAGAGCGACACGTTCAGACCGTTTGAGTGGAAGAGCAGAGAGCTGTACAGTCCCGGTACTGAGACTATAAACAAGCGTTCATTCTACAGTCCTGCCGCGCTCCGTCTCCGTTCTGTGCAGACATTTGTACGTGTGGAAGATGACCATGGCCATACAGTGTATGAGCGTACTATCTCGGGCGACAAGCCTGTAAGACTCCCCAAATGCGGAAGGCATCTCAGCTACAGACTGTACTTTACAGGTACAGAGACAGTAGAGTTCGCCGAACTCGGAACGGCTATAATCGCCAAATAGACATGTTCTGGGTATTTTATTATTATGCTGTCAGGAGCAGATTATGAGAGTAGACATTCTTGAACCTGATATAGACCTTAACAAAGCCATTGATACTCTGGGCCGTGTACTGGGGCCCATGCTTGGCAAAGCATGGGAAAACAAGCGTAAGGCCTATGACGACAAGCCGTTCAATCTCAATGTCAATGTGTTTACCCAACTCTGGATAAATAAGGACATGAAGATTTTCGTCGCCTACGATGATAACGACAACAATAATGTTGTCGGGTTTCTCACTGGTACTGCATACCGGCCTATGCAGTACAGTGCCCGTGTTTTCCAGATACAGGACTGGTACACTGGCAACAGACCTGAAGTAGAGAAAGCCCTGTTCAGTTTCCTTTCCGAAGCTGTGAAATTCCTTGGGACTGATGAAATCCTTATCTCCAATACTGAAGGTGAGGGAATCCCGAATATTCCGGGAAACTGGAAAGAAGAAACTGTCATTACAACGCGCAGGTTCGTTAAGGTGCAGTAATGTACGCCGATGACCTTGAATGCAATCCGAAGCACGGTACAAACGACCAGCAGTATGGGCTGTTCGCTAATATCCTTGCTGACGCCGCTATTCTTTCAGCGGCCTACAACTCCGCACGGGCTGTAGATATTGCAACAAAGGAATGGAACATGGCCAAGAAGTACTGGCGTATTGCCCGTAACTGGCTTGACCATTACAAAGATTACTACGCTCCTGTCGAAGATCAGGAGATAAACGAAGCGCTTAATATTCCGGCAGAAACGCCCCAGTATGACGCTACCGAAGGACGCGCCAGAACAGCGGCCATGCTTCAGTTCCGTGGTCAGCTGGAAAAGAGTACGCGCTGTACCTCACGGTACTGTACAGGGCTCCGTAAGGATATGCTTGCCAATATCCTTTCTGCTCAGGCTGACGCTCTGAGCCTTGCCGAAGGTCTTGGGTACAGGAATGAGCGTGCCTATCTGGAGTCGCGTGATGACGTGCGGTTCAGCAAGATGCTGAACACGGCCAAGCGCGGGCGTGACATTATAGCTGACAATGTGTCCCTGATTAAGACCTCTGCCGGTATCTATGGCAACCTGTACAATCAGGCGTGGGAAGGACTGGCCGGAGCAGGACAGTATCTTGGATACTCTGCCAACAGAAACACGCCGTCTTATCCTACGGAATACCTGTCCCGTACTGACATTAACCTTGGCTACACACGCAGTGCTATAAGAGGTGAGGTACGGGGAGCGATTGAGGATACAGCTGCCGCCAATGAGTCACTGCTGAAGGAGAGCTTCTAATGCCTGAATGTACATGCGCAGACCCTACTGCTGTATCCAATGCTATCAATCAGCAGAGCAGTAATCTCTCTTCCAGTGTTAACGCTCATGGCCAGACGCTCGACCAGACTCTCTATGGTCAGACGCTCCGTGCCGGTACTACAGGGGGCAACTCCCGTTCTACCGGTACAGGACAGGCCAGCCACGGCGCTATAGGGCCGCTCCGGTTCTGTAACTGGGCCGCTCCTGAATACGGCCCTGAAGGTGAGAACCTCCGTACTCTGGCGTTTAAGGGCGCGGCTCTGGCTATTGCCATTGCTAATGGCATAGCACAGGGACAAATAGCTGACATGCAACAGGACTTGGCTAATTCCTATTATGATATGGCCAAGTATAAGTGGGACAGGTTCAGCGGGAAATATGCGCCGCTGGAAAAGAAACTGCTCAACGAGGTAAGCTCCGAACCTGTACGGACACTCCAGTGCGGCAGTGCGCGCAACAGGGCTGATTCCTCCGTGAACAGCGCTTACAACGAAGCTGAGATATACCTGTCGCAGAAAGCGAAGCAGTTTCATCTGTGCATGGACAGCTCATTAATGGGCAGTTTCAGCCACAGGAAGGCGCTGGCTCTGGTGGATACGGCGAACTACAACCTTGCTGATGACCAGTGGTACACCGACTACAAGAACGACAAGCGCTGGAACCGCCGCAGTTCTGTACTCAATCTTGGCCGCAACCTCGGTTCTGAAGCAACCAGTTACGGTGATGTGGCGCGTTCCCTCATGGGCAACGTCAGCTCCCAGATTGAGAATGCCGCCAAGGGTCTGATGTCCGCTCTTGGATATTACGGCGCCCGTAATGACACATATTACCCAACTTCATATCTGGGGCAGACAAACGCCCCGCTTGCTAATATAGGCACTATGGCCGGCAATGGCGCGCAGTCCGCTCTGGACGCCAGCTCGGCTCTGGATGCCAGCCGATAAGGAGACAGTTATGGCTTTTCTCGGCAGTCTCGGTTCAGTAGTCGGAGCGCTTGGGTCTCTGCTTCCCGGCTATATGCAGGGTGAGCGTCAGGCTGTACAGGACAACTGGGCTGACCTTAATTACTACAACAAAGCTCAGGCCGGACAGCTTCAGAATATGTATGATGAGCGTGTGATGAATGACCGCATTAATATGGCTCATGACAACGCGCTCATGCAGAGCAATGTTCGGGCAAACTCTGACCTTAATCTGTTCAATAACTATCTGTATGAACCCTACACAATCAGACGGGCCCAGTGGGATACGGCATACGCTGACCAGCTCAATAACGCCCGCATCGGGCTGACACTTACCGGAGCAAACATGGCGATGAGTAACCCAATGTCCCTGCTTGCTTCCATGGGTCTGGGCGGTATGGGTGGTAATAGCATGCCCATTGGTGCAGGTGGTATGCACGGGGCTAACCTGTACCCCAGCAGAATGTAGGAGAAAATAATGGCGCGAAATATTTATGAACCTGTTAATGCCAATGGACAGGTGATACGGGTACAGACTACCCCCACTCAGCAGATGCAGGGCGCAGTGGTTCAGCGGCCAGCGGGATTTACTGCTCCGGCTCCGCGTCCTGTTGTTCTGAATAATGGGTACAATTACTCTCTTCCCGGTTCTTACGAAGGATATACTCAGGCCGGTATTCCGCCGATTATGGGACAGGTCAGCCCATACGCGCGCATAGGCCTTACCCGTCAGATGAACGGCGCTGTCACGCCGCTTATCGGGTTCCCCTCTGTATATCCTCATGTTGTTGACGGGAATTACTACGACTACAGCCAACCGCTCGTCCTGTCCGCTCTGGCCGCCGCTATGGCTAACTGGAGCCCGATTCCCGTAATGGGCGCGGGTGGACGCGGCGCTACCCTTGCCGGTGCTGTAAACCATGGAGGCGGCACTGGAGGCGGGACTCCCCGTACAGAAGGAGCTCCTGCTCCTGTAGCTATGCCTTCTCAGCCTGCTCCTGCTTACAGCGGCACTGGTCTCCGCCTTGGCCCCCGTCAGCAGACACTCCCCGGTGTTGCGTACAGGACTACTCCTGCGGAAGAACGGATGCCGCGATGGGGCGCCAACCAGACTGACTACTGGGGTGGTATCACAGGCAACGGCAATTACGCAGTGAATAATCAGACTCTCAGCGATACGGTCTTCCCGCCTCAGAACGGCGGGCTTCGTCCTGACGTCCTATATGCACAGGAAAGATACAGCGCCGCTATGGGACTTTCCGATTATCCCGCACAGCAGAGCGTCCCCGTACAGCGTACCGCCGTTGCACAGGACGAACCTGTGAGAGTAGCACCCCAGTTATCGAATCCTTTCCAGAATCCCTCTGTACCGCAGTATAATCTGACAATGCCTCAGGTCAGTCAGAGTGTCCCTGCCGGGGCGGATTACACCCCCCAGCGTCTCCCGTCTCTGTACGACCCTGCGCGCATCAGTCCTTTCATGGATGCCAGTGACAGGGATTTTGCCGGAATGAATCCGTTCTCTCGTTAAGGAGTTAATATCAATGGCTACCAGAGGAAGAAAACAATCTGTATCCGCTCAGGATATTCTCCTGACGATGATTAACGATGCTATCAATGATGTCAGCAATGGCAACTATCTTGGCCATGTCGCGTCCGGACAGGAGGAAACAGCACCAGCTCAGGCTCCTTCCACATATGGCTATTTACAAGCCGCACGCGCGGCGGCTCCTGCGACACCGGCGGCACCTGTGGAATCCGCCGCCGCTCCTGTGATTAATACTGCTCCGGTAATAAGGCAGATGCCGGATGCCTACCAGCCTATCCATGTTGGTCTGCCCCCGCTCAGTATATACATGCCTTCTCCCGCGCAGCAGAACGCTCCCGTGCAGTCGTTCTCTCCTCTGAACACAGAAGTTCGTCCTGATGTGGTGCAGGCGCAGGAAAGATATAACGCCGCTATGGGTATTTACGACTATCCTGTACAGGAAGAAGCCGGTTTCCGTTTCACTGCACCTATCCCCATTCCTTATCCTGCGACAACCGGCCCCGTTGCTAACAGTAACGCTCTTCTCAACACGCACGCCCCAGCCGCAACTGGCGGTCTTCTGGAAAATGCTATTCTCCGCAATGGGTATGACTACATCCAGAGCGCCGATAACCGCAGTCCTGTACAGATTACAACCCGGTAATGGCCTATGTTAGAAGATATTCTTCTGTCCAATGACAAAGCAGAAAGTCCGGCGGTGGATGTTGTTCTTCCGGTAATGGACCGGATTGAACTCCAGAACAGGTATCAGCCTATGTCCCCCGAGGATACGGCACGTAACCGTCTTTTGCTAATGGCGGCGCAAAATGCTATTAATCCAGTAACGGCTCCGAAGGAGTACCCTACGGATTACGATAACGAACTTCGGGACCTTATAGATTCAGTAAATGTGGAGTAGCATCCATGGCCTTTGACATTCCCCGCGTATCAGGCACAGTCCAGCCTAACAAATTAATAGACGACACCCAGCTTATCAGTGTTCTGGCCAGACAGATTCTTGCGTCCCGTCTGGCTCAGGCACGTGCCGCCGCTGGCGGGGGCCGGCGCGGCGGGGGACGCGGGAACGGCTCATCCGGTAAAGTTACATACGCCAACGTCCTTGACCCGAAAACAGGGAAGTACGTACAGGTTCCCATTACCGGTAACTCCAAAGATGAACGCAAAGCCAACCTTCAGGCTCTGGAGCATAATCAGACAGTTGACAGCGTGCGCGCTGACCCTGCGCTTAGCAAGCTCGATGCTGTACTGAATGACCCTAAGGCCAGTAACGAGACAAAGCGTGAGACGCTGGCGTCAGTCCGTAAGGAACTCAGTCAGAAATACGGAGGCACTGATGATGCCTCCGCTATTATCGCGCGTGAACTGGCCGGAGCCAACAATCAGGTCAAGACTGAGAAGAAGGCCATTGATGATACCAGTGGTTTCTCCAGTCTTATTGACAGCGCCCGTATCGGAGCGGAGTCCCTGTCTAACTGGATTAGCACGCTTGGCGATGATGACAGAACCCGCGACAGAAAAGACCAAGAATCGCAACAGCGCATTCAGGCTATCATAGACAGCAACCCTGACCTGAAAGAGACTGACCTTCGCACCAGAGAAGGCCGCGGTCTTACTGACCGCAATGACGATTTCATGGGAACCGCGCGCAACATGGTGAATACCATGGTACAGGACCCCGGTACTGCTTTACAGACAATCGGTACGGCGGCTGGTGTTCTTGGCGCGTCCGCCCTGACAGGAGGTACGGCCGCTGTTCCGCTGGCCGGAGTAATCGGAGGTACGCTGGCAGGAGCCGCAGGTAACGCTGTCAGCGGTGATGTCGGTCTTCGTCAGCGTCTTGCCGAGGATGAGACACTCAGTGAAGACCAGCGCATCGCCGCATATAATGACGCTAAATACAGAGAGGCCGCAATGAATGCCGCTATAGGCGGCGCGTCCGGCCTTATCCCTGCCGCGGCATCCCGTATCGGGGCTGGTCTTATCCGTTCCGGTACAGGAAGCGCGGGACGTGAAGCCCGCTCTATGGCGGAAGATATTGTTGATAAGACCCTGACGAGCAGAGCCGCCGCCCGGCAAAGCGCTGAGGTTCCGGCAGAGACCATAACCAGTGCTGAAAGACAGCAGATGGTTAATCAGGTTATGCGTGATGAAACAGCGCCGTATATCATCCAGAGGGAAGTGCTCAACAGACCTGTGAAATACGGCGCCGTGCCTGCTGTAGCGGAGGGAGCCGCGTCTAACGCTGTTAATACTCTGGGCAGTAACGCTAACTATAATGCCGCTACCGGGGAGAATAACAGCATCACTAACGGTATTGGTGAGTCTGCTCTGTACGGCGGTCTTATGGCTGGTGCCGGCGGTGCTCTTGGTCTGGCGGGACGGAGAATCCTTAACAGGAACAATACCACGGCACCGGAAGCTCCTGCTCCTATGCAGTACAGAGCGGAAGATTTCGCGGCAGAGAAAAAGGCTGAAACTCCCGCGGCCACAACAAACCCGACCGCTCCGGAGACTCCTGCTTCCACGGCCGCTCCTGAGGCTCCTGCTGCTCCCACCGCTCCGGAGGCTCCTGCTACTCCCACCGCTCCTGAGGCTCCTGCTTCCGCTGTCACTCCGGAAACGCCCGCTTCTCCTGCCACGCTGGAAACTCCTGCTTCCCCTGCACCTGAAGCGCCTATTGCTCCTGTACAGGAGAACATCGCCGCCCCTGCTCAGGGAACGCCGGCCATGGCTTCTTCTGTACAGGAGCATCCGGTAGCTCCTTCCGCTCCCATGGAAAGGGTTGAGACGCCTCTGTCCAGCCTGATGGCACAGGCTCAGAGGTCTGCGCCTGATACCAGTACGGGGCTTCTCCCCGGTATTACTCCTGACATGGTGCCGGTTGGAACTACGAAAAGAGGCAGACAACAGGGGACTGCCGCGTCCGGAAGAAAGAGACAGTCCGCCGCCCCGCAGAACAGGGATATGGTTCTCCTTGATTTAATTAATGAGGACAGAGCAAGACAGGCTCTTCCGCCCATTACCACGAATACTGCACCGGTAAATATCAGCCCCGCCGGAAAGAGAAGACGTAGTGGAAACACGAAGCGCAATCAGACAAACATACAGGGAACGCAATCAGTTACCCCCGATGGAACTGTTGGACAACTCAGAGAAGGAACAGTTAATCCGCCGGATACTAACCTTAATAGCCCAGTGGCAGCCAATACCGCAGGAATTATTGAACCCATTACCAATAGAAACACTGCGGAAATTAGAGCAGATAATCAGGGAAATCAGACGGCAGGGAGCGGCAGGCGGCCCAATGAAAACGCCCCTGCGCCTGAAAATTATGCGGTCAATGCTGGAGAACAGGGGAGTACCGCAGGAAGACCAGAGCCGGCTGACCGAGGACGAGGTACTGAATCAGCAACCGTTGGAAATGCAGAGTCAGGTCAGAGCACAGGAAGCCTTGGGACAGAAAGAAGCACAGACCAGAGAAGCCCTGATACTGGAGAGAAGCCTAAGCCGCTGATAAAAGTCCAGCGGCAGAAGATGCACGACTCCCTACAGGATTACTTTTCCAGTACCGGTACGGAGAAGCTCTCTAACGAACAGGCGGCTGATATGCTCAACTCTCTGTTCCTGAGACAGGATGAAGCGGCTTCATCTGCTGTTAAATCCGCGCCTAATCTTACGTCCCTGATTCACAAACGGGGTCAGTACGCACTTGGCAGGAAAGCCCCCAAGAGCATTGGACAGATGTTCCCGAAAGAAGTCGGTAATATTATCACTGACAGAATGAACCGGTACAAGGAATCAAACGGACAGGATAGCAGTGCGTTATTCACCGCTGATGATGTGGACGAGATTAAATATTTCTCCGATATGCTGAACAGCGACAGAGCGCACAGCAACCTTAGCGCCGATGCTGTCTCTCCGGAGAAGCTCTCCTCTCAGACGGAAAAGGCAAAGAAGGCATTTGATGGGGACAATGACTGTATTTCCTAGGAGCCAGAGACAGTTATGAGTGATTGTTACGGGAGTAAAGACGTAGAAAATGAGATGAAACAGGACGGCGGCGGTTTCACTCAGGGCAGTTTCAATAACGCCGCTGATACGGATACAGCTGAATCCTCTGTTCCTGACGCCGAAGCGGACGCTATCTCGCAGAAGGTTAATACGGCGAACAGTATTAACGAGAATATCGGCTCCGCCCCTGCCGGAGGAAGTGTCCGTCTCACCCAGACAGACGAGAAAGCTATTGGCAGAATGGCCTCGACCTATATTAAAGAGGTCAATAAGTATCGTGAGAATGAAGAGAAGGCCGTAGTCAGCAACTTCAAAAATCTCACGGGACGCATTGCCAAAACAATGAACCTGTACACCAGAATCTCCAGCGGTCTGGCCCGTAAATTCACGGACAAAATGGCTCCCGTGTACATGTTCCTTGCCCGTACCTTTCCTGTACAGGGACACTCTGTTATGGAGCATCCCGTTGTAAGCGCTATACAGGACGGGCTCCGTACTGTCTCCGGGCTTCGTTCAGGGTATTCTGAACAGCTTGATGATATACGCAAGCTCACCAGAAAGTACCTTAAAGATAGCGCTATCTCCATCAACAAGACCCTTGAGCTTATAGGCGACAGGCTCAATCTTTCCCAGATGTCTGTACATACTGACATTATCCTGCGCAACTGGGACAGGCGGATGCAGGAGATTAAGAAAATCGCGGAAGATGAGCAGTTCAAGATACAGAATCCTGATGCCAATAAACGGCATATTGACCTTAGCGATGAATACGAGAGGTTACTGGTCAATTATGAATGGCTCACGGCCAACCGCGACAGCACAGGCCCATTCATCTATGATGAGAAGCACCCTACAGCGGGACTGCTTGATAATGATGCCGCTATCCGTGACGGCAAAATCAAAGATCTGCTTGTCCAGCATGGCATAAGCGAACAGCAACAGCAGGAAATCATGAGCAAGATGGCCGGCGTAATCCGGTCTTCCATGACTGACCTGTCAAAGGCCGGACAGGTTTTCCCTGAACAGGTCCAGTATTTTGCTGACTATGATGATTTCGTCCCGTTCGCGTCAAACCGGGATAACATCAGCAGACCAGTAACGGATACCGATGCGTACCTTCCCGGTAACTTCCATCAGGCTCAGGGCATGATAAACCCGCCTGTCAGCGCATGGTATACCATACAGCATTTCGCCAACAGGGCCGCCGCGCGTGTCGGTATGTCCAAAGCGGCCATGGCTATGTACACCGCACAGCAGGCCATGAACTCCAACCGCAGGATGCTCAGCAGGCTTAAAGCCTACAACGAGGTTGTTAAACAGGGCATTGACCCGTTCAGTAAAGACGCTGGTAAAAACATAAAGGCCCGCTTCAGGAACTTTACAGCTGATGATTTGGCTAAAGCCAGAGACCTTGAGAAAAGAACAAAGCAGGGCGGGAAAGATACCAATGACTATGCCATGTCGCATAACCCGTTCTACTCTGTAAGGTGGGACAGGCTTATGCGTATGCAGTTCAGCCGGAGTGAAGCTGAACGAAACATGTATTATGCCATTACAAGCTCAGCCGCGCATGGCGGCGGCCTGTCTTTCATCGCCCCCAGAATTAGTCCCAATGGCAAGTATGTCCATGACAAAGACGGCAACATATCCTACGCCCGTATGTTCATACAGTTCAACGCATCGTACAGTGATGAGAAGAACAACATCACAGGCACTAAACTGAACGATGCCCTGACCTCTGTACTGCGTAACGATGAACGGCTGAATTACCTTGCCAAAGCTACAGCCCTGATGGGTCATTCCTGTACAAGCCTCAACATTGGGTTCGCTCCCTGCAACGGCGCGCGTGACCTTATGGAACGCGGCGTTAACATGGCTAACCGTGACTACGTTGACAGCTATGGCCAGCATGTTCCCGGATATAAACTGCTTGCCGGCTACGTAAGCCAGCTCCCCAAGGCCTTCAACGCAGTGATACATCAGGTTACAGGCAGGCTTGACCCCAACAGTGAGTACGGGAAGTACTTCAAGGAATTTATTGACGCTGGTCTGCATTACACTTACTCACGTGCTATCGGTAAGGAGAGCACTTCCCTTATCAATAACATTGATAACCTCAACAAGTTCTATGCCGATAAGAAGAACGCCCAGACGGAGAAGACAATAGACCGCATCGCCTCCCGTTTTGGCAAAATGCGCGGGATTGTTTCCAAATGGATATACGCATGGAACGATGTCTGGAACCTTACCCCGTCACTGGCACAGTACGTGGCCATGCGCAAACGCAGTATTGAGCCATCCCAGACGGCCAACGCTGTATCGGAAGTTATGGACCAGAGCCAGACAGGCCAGTACACAAACGCTCTGCGTATGTTCTTTCCTTTCACCAACCCTACACTTCAGGGCGCGCGTGCCATGCTCCGTACCGTGGGGCTCGCTCCGGGCGCGGACGGTGGTTTCCATATGTCATACAGGGGTATGGCTACGTTTGTAGGCCTTACCGCCGTAGGCAACATGCTGTACAGCTTTGCCCGTGAGTCTTTGGGACAGGATGAGGATACAGGCGCGTATCGTATTGACTCTCTGCCTATCAGCGACCTGTGCCGATATATCCCCATACCGACCAATGACAAGGGCGACTATTTCAAAATGCCCATTGGCTTCGGTATCGCTCAGCTTGCGTCCAGTATGGTAATAGTTATGGACAGAATGGAGCGTGGTGTCGCATCCGCTGAGGATGTCATGCCTGAATTTATGGCCGCTATTGCCAAGCAGATGTCCCCCGCTGACGCCCCCAGCTATAACTTCTCCATGTCTCCCGCTACGTGGCTTATGCAGGTTCTCTCCCCCGCACTGCTTCGTCCCATAGAAGATGTCGCTGTTAACCGTAACTATAAGGGACAGCACATTACTTACTACAGCGCCAGTGAAGGCGCTTATACATCAGCGGCGGATTCCGGATGGGCGACTACTGCTCCAGTATACAAGAACCTCGCTAAGGAGATTCTCCAGACTACCGGTATTGATTTTGCTCCGGAACAGCTCAAAGCCCTGCTTCGTGGGTATGCCACGGGCTTCCTGAGATTCATCCCCTCATATATCGATGCTGAGAAGAACCCTGCCAACAATCCTGAAAAGGGCATGTACAACAAGCTCGGCCCTGTGGCTTTTGGACTTGGCGGTACTATGTACAGAGGTGAGATTACTGACGTAGGCCGCAGTCTGTACGACAGATATAAGGCAGAAATTATGTCCCGTATCAGACAGGAAGGCGTTGTCCTCAAGACAGGCAACAGAAAGATTACAGCCAAGCCTGAGAAATACAGGGCGTGGCGTGTCAGTCAGCTTCGCAATGCCGGATGGGATGACCCTGATATTATAAAGGTTCTGACTATTCTGGATACTGATAATGAAATCAAAAAGGCCCAGCAGGGAGCCAAGGAAAAGATTGCCCGTCTGATTGACCTTGACGATGATGAAGGCCTGAAAGAGCTGTTCCGTGTCCGGTATGAAAACCAGAACAACGCATATAATAGGGCAGTCGCAATACTGTCACAGGAATAAATCATGATTGTCTACCTCACTCAGGGAGTATCCCGTATAGCGTTCCGGATAAAAACATATGACCAATCCCAGCTTGTGGACTGGCACGGGCTTCAGCTTCTCATCATAGCGGGCGAAGCAGGACAGCCCTGTGACTGCGGCGTTGGAGGTTCACCATGGTTCTTCTATGGATGCTGGCCCGGAGTCCGTACAGGAGAAGATGTAGCCAACACCAGACCGGCTGACATTCCTGTAATGTGCTTCCCTGCGTTCAATACCGACAACGAAGGACGTGTGATATTCCGCATCGGTGACAAACTCAGCACTATACCCCCCGGCAGATATACCGGGATTATCCGGCTCGTACCCAAAATGAAACCTCTTAATATGGTTCCATTGTACTCACTCGGTAAATCCCCAGAACCGGAGAAAGCCATACTGCCCCCTGAATTTGCGTTCGGGGAAATAAGCTGTTCCGATACACCGGCACCCAGACCGGAACCCAAGAAACCGGAACCTGCCTGCTGTACTCTGGCAGTATTTGATATAGACCTCGGCCCTGAGTGCTCTGACCATTTCATCGACCAGACCGCTGTCACGCTGATGCTTAATAACTGCACCATGGAGATTCAATAATGGCCATCCATAATAAAGATATAGAAGGATGCGGCATCTGTACCGAAGGATGCTCCACCCCGTTTGTCATCCCCACTGGAGCCGAGCCCGGTCAGGTTTTGACCTACGACCCTGACAGTATCTTCCAGCTCAAATGGAGTGACGCCATCAAAGGCGAGAAAGGAGATAAGGGAGATACAGGCAAAGAAGGTGCCAAAGGAGATAAGGGCGATACAGGGGAACAGGGTGTACAGGGACTGCGTGGAGAGCGTGGAGAGCGTGGCCCTGAAGGAGCCAGAGGCCCGCAGGGAGAGAAGGGAGAGAAGGGAGATAGGGGCCCTGAAGGAGCCAGAGGCCCGAAAGGAGATAAAGGGGATATAGGCCCGCAGGGACCGCGGGGGCCGATAGGAGAGACAGGGCTTATGGGCCCGCAGGGAATCCCCGGGGAAAGAGGAAAGCAGGGCCCGGCAGGGCCGCAGGGGCTTCCGGGAAAAGACGCTGACACATCCGCACTGGAAGCACAGATACAGGAACTTGAAGCCCGTGTCACTGCGTTGGAGAATAAATAATGAGTATGACATCAGAATTTTTCACAGCATTTCTCACCGCCCCGCTTGAGGAAAGTGGGAAATATATCACGCTCACAAAAGAAGCCACATCTGACCTTGCCTCTATACTCAAAGACAGCGGCTCATATATTTATCTGACACTGCGGGATGACGCGAATATAGAGACAGTACGGGCTCATCTGGAACAGGGCATCCTTATAGTTGACAGAGGCCTGTCCGGTACTGAAGCAGTAAAACATCCTATCGGTACGTGTGTTTCCTCTATCTCACCTACAGTCATAGCAGTGATTAAAGACCTGATATGCAACTATGACTGTTGCGAAAGCGGCGACTGCCCCAAGACTCCCGCTGAATTTCTGTCCGTTTATACGCCGTCTGGCTCTACAGGTACCACTTATCGTGGTACCATAGATTTCACAGGCACTGACCCTGTACAGGTCACTGTATCAGGCGCGCCAGACTGGCTCACTGTTACCCGAACCGGAAGCAGTCTTGTACTTAGCGGTACTCCGGCGTCCTCTGGAGATGTCACGTTCAGTATTGCCCTGACCAATCTGAACGGGACAAAGACCGCGGTTAAGACAATCACTTTCAGCATCGGGTAAGCCGCCCCGCCCAGCGGCTTTATAATAGTCCCCCGTACTGGTTCCGGCTCCTCCAGTACGGGGGATTTTTAGGAGACTGATATGAACATAAGACTTGCTGGTCTCATTCCTGACAGCATAACTGACGGCCCCGGTATCCGCTATGTCGTATTCGTTCAGGGGTGCCGGCATAACTGCCCCGGCTGTCACAACCCCAAAACCCACGATTACGCAGGCGGGTTTGATATGCCGTTAAAAGAGCTGTACGAGAGAATAGCGCACGCCTGCCTTATAAGCGGGGTCACTTTCTCAGGCGGCGAACCGTTTGATAAGGCGCTCCCTCTCACTCTTCTGGCCCGTGCCATCCATCACAAACTGCATCTGCCGATTATATGCTACACGGGCTACACGCTGGAAGAGCTTATACAGAAAGCCCGTACCCGTATAGATATACGGGGTCTGCTTACCAGTATAGACACACTGATAGACGGGCCGTTCGTTCAGGAGAAGAAGAGCCTTGACCTTGAGTGGCGTGGGTCATCCAATCAGAGGATAATTTCCGCCGCGGAGATTATGACTTCCCTGAAGGCGTGATGTAATCCAGCCGGTCAAGGTCATCCTTGTCAAGACGCCACACTCTTATGCGGGCTGATGGGATGGTAGATACACCCTTGCCAAGATTAATCCGTTCTTCTTTTATATGGAAGCCGTCAACGCGGAGAGCTTCAAGCACGGTGCCGGGAGATGCGTTATTCTTCTGGCACCATTCTTTTACAGCCTTGCTGGATATGTACAGCACCCTGTTACGAATCTCATAGCGTGACAGGATAACCCCGTTACTAGGCCTGTACTTCACATACTTGTCAGGCATGACAAGATTGCCGGGGTCTGGCTCATTAGGAAGCCTGTTAGCACCGGAGACAACCAGAGTACTGCGGCTCATATCCTGTATCACATCGCCGAAAGCAACAGCCCACTTCGTCTCAGCTTTGCATGTAGCCTTGCGGTTGTACGGGACAAAATCCCTGAGAACCCACTTCTCAAGAGCGTCCATATCGTAGTCAAGAAGGCCGAACTCTACGGCCCAGCGTCCGGCTTTCAGGGCTATGGCAAGAGCGTTCGACATGAAACGCTCTTCCTGATAGAAGCCGTTACGGCGTCCCCAGTCTTCAACATAATTGCGCAGGGATACCAGCCGTTCAGGGTACTGGAAGAGCTTGATTAGAAATTCCGGCCCGGCAATACCGTAGTTCTCATCATACAGCTTGGCGCATTTCTGGATGAACTCACGAATCTTGGGGTTGTCATATCTGGAGAAGTTGCACCGGTACTCCATGATACGCTGGAGTGTGGCGCTTGTATCAGTATGATAACGGGCAAGACATTCCTTTACTGATTTGTTGGCAGTCAGGAACGTGCATGTGGCCCACCGCCCTGTACGGATAAACTCGGCGCCTGACGCACGGAGTTTGTTCTTCTCCTTGCCGGAGGAAATAACAAAGGCCAGATTAGAGAGGTCTTCGTCAGTAAGGTCAGTAACCTCATCCATACAGGCAGGCAGGTTGTTCAGCACAGACATGCGCCTGCATCGTGCGGTAATGGATTCATCCTTAGAGAAGAACATCTCTTTCGGATTACCCCATACAGAAGCGCATGACTTCAAAAGCTGAGACTTGCCACAGCCTGTTTCGCTTGACCATATGGACAGCATGCAATTGTTGGCATCACCGCCGCCTATCTCCATGAGAGGAGCGGCGAAAGAAAAACACATGGCTAACTGACCTAGTTTCTGGTCCAGTGCCCTGTACATCTTCGGGACAAAAGACCACTTCTCCACAGTACCGGCATGGCCGCACATCTGCGGAATAGAGGTACGCGCGATACCACCAAAGGCCACAGGGTGGAGCCCTGTAGACATCACGGCACCAGCGCCAGTCACAAACCCTTTATGCTTCTCTTTGGATACGGGGTCTGTAATATCCTGCCATCCCAGATGGTCATACGATATACGTTCCTTCGGGTCAGTTTCCACTTTGGATAGATAGGCATTTATCAGCATATTCATAACCCGTGTGTCACAACGCGGGGTAAGCGGAGCTATACCGGCGTTGAGAAACCACTTATTAACATTCTGCCCGCTGTCTTTGTCGCAGTCAAAATGGACAGTCTCACACCATCCAGAGGGGCGTTCCACCCTGAAGACGTGCATACGATGCGGACGCTCAGCGTCATCTATATAGACTTCGCTTCGTATGTAATAGAGGCGGCTCTGGAATATCCGCACGTCTTCAATGACCTTCTCTTTCGGGTCAAACGGATACCAGTGAATCCCATCATCCAGTACAGAGAAATGAGAGTGGTCATCAACGTCATTAAGAGCCGTGTAACCACAGTCCTTATCCCAGTCCGGAATAGTGATATGACTGTCATTCTGCGGGGGGACAACAGGCTTTGATATTTCCGCCTGCCTTGAATGCAGGATACGGTGTAGAGACGCCGGAGAATTTAGAACAGCGGCGTACTTACAGCCTTTGCACCCATCAGGATTGTTCACCCTGAATACATCACAACGGGCCGGTCTGTCAGGGTAAGCCTCATAAAAGCGCCTCTCGGTATCTGCCTCATTGTACTTCTCAGGGCATGCACTGGACAGAACCTTAGCCACAGCAAGCCCGTTCTTACAGCGGCGAAGAACAGACATAGCGGCGAACCAGTTTGGATAGGACTGGCTCCCCATTGTCATTATCTGATTGCAGTTGCGCGCAATCTCCACGCCGTCGTACACAGGCTCTTCAGGCCCCATCCCAAAGAAATCCTGCGGGGAAGCGGGAGCCTGTACAGGAGGGCGCTGTACCGGGGCGGGAACAGATATGTTCCCAAACGCTTCAGGGTCATACTTCCTGTCCGTAGCAAGCAGGATTGATACGGTGGTTCCTGTCTTCTGATGTACCGTACCGGGGAGACGAAGCACACTCGCTATATCTCTTGCCCTTGCCCTGTCAACATCCATGTTGTGTTTGGTGCAGAGGTTAAGAAAATTATTGGCAAGCTGTTTCCACTCGGCTGCATTCATGACCCTGTTAAGGAGCCAGTAAACATGCAGCCCCTTGCCGGATGAAACAATGATACTCGGCTTAAGCCCGGTAGCTTTACCAAAATCAACCAGAGTCTTAAGGGCTTCTTCCCTTGTCTGATAGCGGCAGTCCGCCTTCTTTATATCAAGGTCAGCCCACAAACATTGGGCCCCAACAGCATTCGCCGCTTTCCGCCCCGGTACATAGATGTCGAACGAGGCCATAGCCATATAGGTATCGAAACCTTTGGCACTGAACTCGTTACACTTGTCTATGATAAAGTCAGTACTGTCGGCCCGTAAGGAACGAAGCTCGTTTCCCTTCAGAGCAAGAATATAATACGTCTGTTCCGGCCCGAATATCCCGCGCTTTATTGGGGGAAGTATCGCCGAGAGAAATTCTGTACTGTTCATAAACACCCCTTTTGCCAGTTGGAGATACTGGCCTGCCTGATGAGAGTCCCGACCCGAGAAGTCTCCAGCGCATTAGTCCGGGAAGAGGTGCACCCATGACCATGCTCATCTCGGGGCGGGACTCTTAGCAGGCAAACCTTTGTGTGTAAGAAACCTATCAGACTCACACGGAAAAAGCAAGAGTGTTATGGGATTTCCCGGCCAGTCCGGAGCAATCGGGCTGGCCGGCATATATCAGTTAGAAGCTCAACTCGTCAAGGAGCGCCTGCACATTGTTCGCAACAGGCCCTTCATCAGGAGCCGGAGTGGCCTTTGCCGTATTGCGGGAGACAGTTTCAGTCTTGCCCTGACTCATAGCCGCCTCAGCCTGATCCAGCAGGCTACGCATGGCCGCGTCCTTGACAGGCTCGGCATGGGGAACATCAGCCTTCACTTCCTTCTGTACAGGAGCGGGTTTGGGTTCCTGCACCGGAGCGGCGGGTTTGGGAGCGGGCTTGTGTTCCTGTACCGGGACGGCATTCTCATTATCATCACCGTAAGTGAGCTTCTCCCTGATAGTCAGGAGCTCACGGGTTCCTTCAGAACAGGCCGTCTCATAGACCTGCGACATAATATCAGGATTAAGGAATGCCAGATGGTTGTTCCTGTCGAAATAAGGACGGAACATGACCACACCCGACACAGAGACAGTCGGGTCAAGGACAATCTGCGTCAGGAACATGCTAGGCGTGACCTGAATATTACCGACCGAGTACTGCTGACACAGGTCACGAAGTCCGGCCCATTTGAACATGTTCTGCTGAGGGAGCCCGTTCCCGTACAGGGACATGGCCGTCACATCCAGAATATAAGGATGGTCACAGTCCAGAACATTGGCTCCGTTGAAATTGCGGAGAAGCACAAACGCAAGCCTCTTGCGAATCTGGAAACCCCAGCGGAGCTTGCCGCCGCGCATGACCTTGTGCCTGTATTCTTCAGGCAGGGCATCAGGGAAAACAGTACAGGCAGAGTCAATTTCCCAGATAAGGTCAGGCGCTTCAGGTTCCTGACCGGGGGCATAATCACGCTCATACCAGACAGCATAGTTGCTCTTTGCCGCGCCGACAAAGACACCAGCAAGTTCGTTTGCCGGAATGGCAGTTGAAGAACCGCCGTCAAGCAGCTCAAAATCCGTCTTGCGAATCCTGATTCTGCGCTGTCCGGCGCCACCCATACCGGCGAAAGCATCTTCATACGATGCCGCAAAGGTCTTGGTAATTTCTTCAGGAAGCTGAGAAAGACTGGAAGAACTGACAAACATGGAATCCATGGAAACGGGAAGATTAGCCATTATAAACTCCTTAACTAGGCCTTGGTTACAGAGAGAACATCCTTATCCACATAAGCGATACCAGCCCCGGCGCATGCGGTATTGTACCCCTCATCCTCGGGAGAAAGGTTCAGCGCATCGTGCATGTACGCCTCAATATTCTCCTTGCTCGGACGGCGCTGGAACATCAGTCCATCAGAAACATTCCGGCCTGACTTCAGCGCCAGAATCATCTGCTTGAACATGGTCATGGATAATGCCTCAATATCTGTTATTTCATAGTGGTGAGTAGTCCGTGTAGTCAACCGTGCTACCCCGGGGATGTTGCAGGACTTCAGACCATCAGCACTCATAAGCGCCATAATCTGGTCTGTCAGTTCCTTCTCTTCCCCATTCCTGATTTCATCTGCCTGTCTTTCAAGCTCAAGCCTTCTGGCTCTTACCTGTACGAGACGCGCGGCAAGTTCATTCAAACCTGACATAGTATAACCCTCCACAGAAATTCAGCTACTTAAAGTTTAAACAGAAATACTCCACAGCCCAAGCGATAAAGTCCTCCTTCTTGTAGCAGACCTTCCTTCCTACCTTTACTATAGGGGGGCCCATTTTCTTGAAGTCAAGATTAGTCATAGTCCTGTAGCTGATAATCCCATTAGTCAGCTCCTTAATACTGGCACGGGGGAAAAGAGGCGGTAGGTTTTTCTCAAGAAATTCCTTCAACTCTTTTCCTGAGTCTTTAGCTGTTGTGCTCATTCTTCAACTCCTCAAATAGTGTAGATACTGTTTGCCCTAGTTCTTTACCTTCGTCAAGACTTTTGAAAGATTTTTCTTCTTCCGGAGAGGATAAAATCCGGATGACTGAAATCTTCGGCGCCTTCTGTTTGGCAGAACTCAGGCGTTCAAGGGCCTGTGCATAGATGAACCCGCCCAGCATCGGCGGCCCGTTGAAAATCATGGTGTCAGCGGCGGAAAGTTCCACGCCGAAAGCCGTTGTCGTAGGATGACATATCAGTATTCTAGGGTCAGGTGCGTACTGGAAGTTGTGCAGAAGCTCGGCCCTGCTCTTCGCCGACACACCGCCATCTATAATACCCACGGAGAACCCGGCGTTCTTCAGCTCTTCCGCTAACAGGTGGTTTGAAAATACAAAGACTCCAAAGATAACAACCTTATGGCTTGTCTCATTGATGCAATCAATTATTGTGTCAGTACGCTGTTTGTGCTGTAGCGGTACAGGCATGCCGTCTATTGTCACGAACCCCTGTGCCATCTGCATCATCTTCTGAAAAAGCACGCCGCCATTCGCCGCTGTAATTGTAGCGCCGCTGTCCAGTATAGCCACAGCCTCAGCCTTCAGGTCATCGTGGACTTTCTTCTGCTCGGCGCTCATGGAGCATCGGCGGGTCTGAGTGACAACAGGCGGAAGGTCAATAACGCTGGACTTCGCGAACCGTATCGCCGGTTGTAGTGTCTCATATATACGGGACGCGGCATTGGGAGACGGCTTCCGCATGAAAGGTTCAGGCCCATACTGGTATGTCACAAGGTCAAGCCAGCCAGTTTTAGTGCGACACGGCAGCCTGCTCCGGTTAATCATCCGTGCCATGCCGTATACAGCCTCGGGATTGTCAGCGGGGGAACCTGTAACTCCTACCGCATACCGGAGATTCAGTTTGTTGACAATGTTGTCCAGAGCTTTGAAACGCTGACTTGACGAATTGCCTACATGGGTCAGCTCGTCAATGACAATACCGCCGATACGCTTCTCCAATACTGCCTTTGTGAAGGCCTTCCCTGAAATCCTGATACTGTCATAGTTAGTGATATAGAAATCAGCCGGCGTTTCCAAAGCATGTTCTCTTCCTTTGCCATGCACTCTGACAATCCGCGCGCCCGGAAGAGTCTGCTCAATACTGTCTATCCACACACTATCTATTGTTGTTACAGTAGTGACAATGAGAAACCCTCCTGTTACCTCAGCGTGCCTCTGGAGATAATCCATAGCCAGAATCAGACTTCCGGTCTTCCCTGTACGGGGGTCTGACAGAACATAGCACCTCGGGTGAAGAGTGATGAATGAAGCGGTCTTCAGCTGGTGCTTCATCGGGTTGTACCGGCCCTCGATAAGCGGGTGTCTGTCAGACATGAAAGGCGTAATGTCAGTAACATCAGCACCAAGGTTAGCGGCTATCATACAGCCGTCACCAGTATAGGGTACGGCGAAAAGGGTCTTGTCAGTATAATCTTTGTAAACGATACCCGGTACTGACTTGCCGGTCTTTATTATTTTCGGGTCACTGACTCCCAGATATATCCAGTTGTCATCACTAAGAACTGTTATATCAGACGTCCCCATGCTCCACCTCTTTCAGTATGGTTATGCTTGTTAATGACAAGCATGAACGCTCAGGAGGAACGCTTCATCATCTTCGACCCCCTGCAAATATCCTCTCGGATGCTTATTGTATTGCTGTTCAGCTATTGTCGCAAAGGTACAATTATCTGGACTATACCCTTTATCACAGTCGATACGTTCTATAGTTAGACCTTTTTCAAATCCGTGAGATTTGCCCCAATTTACAAAAGTCTCAACATCATTTAGCCATTCATCGCATATTTTAATACCTCTACCACCGTAGTATTTCCAATCGGTATCTTTCGGATTATAACAACGGTCTTTCATATGGTAGTATATTCTATATAAAGGATGCTTTGCTAAACCATGTGTTGTGTTTCTTCTAATCATAGCTTCTGATTTCCAGCATCCACATGATGGCTTAGTTCCGCGTGTCAAACTTTTTGTTGTCATTGCTACATGCTTCCCACAATCGCACACGCACCACCACAGGGGGCGCCCGTCAGACGCGCGGTCTTTCAGCTCGGACAGGACGGTCAGCCGGCCAAACTTCTGTCCTGTCAAATCCTTGTAGCGCCCGCGGCTCTGCGGCTTCGCCTTGTAGCCAACCGGCTTCTTTGCATCTTCTATGGACCACCCGCTGTATAGACGTCGCTTCACAATGTCATATGGCAGACGGGCTTCGTTGGCTAATGCAGTGATTGTCTTGTATCCGGAATTGACCAGCACGCGCGGCACATGCAGATCGGCGTCAAGCGCTTCTTCCATGGAAGCTCCGCGTTTCAGCCTGTGCCACACGGTGCTATAGGAAAGTCCAGCCTGTTCGGCTGCCTCAACCAAACGGGATATTCGTGTACCTTTCTTTGGCATCTACGGCCTCCAATGCCTTAGCAACATCTTCGATGTTGGTTTCGTTCACTATCAGTGCACAGCCTCCCGCCTTGTAGATGTTTCTAAGCTCAAGCATTTGCAATGCGGTAGCTTTGTTCCGTCCGGCCTTCGTCTCGATACCGACCAGAACTCCATGATAGCAGCAGAGAAAATCAGGAACGCCATTGCGTGAACCAATACCTGTTCCTATAGGCATATACCACCACGCCCCTGACTCCTGCAAGATTTTTTTGACCCTAGCCTTTACCTTTCCTTCCGGCGTTAACGCCATGTGCTTTCCTCCTACAGTCCGCACTCCGTCTTGCCATTGAAATCACAGAAGCGGCAGAACTTGTTCCGTACAGGGAAGAAGCAGTTGTCATGGATAGCCGTCTTCATATCACGCATGGTATCAACCACATCCTGTACAGGAAGAAGCCCACGGGACATATCAACGACACTCTCGACACGCTCACCAATATCAACGTACTCATATGAGTACCTAATGACATTCTTCCCGTAAATGAGATGCACAAGCAGGGCTTCAACACGAAGCTGGAAGTCTTCCGTATCCCATTTCTTCCCCGTCTTAATGTCAATAAGCCACGGGTCTCCCTCGTCAGGAATGATAAGCGTGTCTGCCTTTGCCCTGAGAAGGGCATGGGCATCCCACCAGTCAGTGGATGGCTTGAACTTGTCCGTAACGATAAGCTCTTTCTCTATGAAGAGCTCGCCCTTTATGCCCCTCACTGTGTCAATAAGACCTGATACATAAGCGGTATCAAGTTTGTCATCCCAGTGCGCCACAGCCTGATGGCCTTTACGGAAAGCCTTTTCAATATCCCCATGAACCATTGTACCGCGGGACTTCTGAGTGCTTGCCTTCCACTTGATTTCTTTCGTGATGGACTGCGCCTGAAACCTGCGGGGGCAGGTACGGAACGACATCATATTACTTGGGGAAAAAATAAACATCTTGCCTCCTAAGCTATGCAGTAATCCTTCCCTATCTCAGCTTCACATGCGACAGGGAAATCCCCCAGCCAATCCGGTACACTGGACATACAGGACTCCATTACGGACTTCGTATGCTCTGCCCCATCTTCCGGACAAATGGCAAGGAATGAGTCATGGATATTGGCGATAAGCCGTATCCCCTGTTCTGTCATACGACAAGCCTGCCATTGTAGCAAGGCAAAAGCAAGATACTGGCACAGATTTTCCGCAAGCGCCCCTCCGTATATTTTCGTTTTCAGTTCGGACTTTCCCTTCACTCTGGTATAGTAATACTCCTCCCTGTTATTCTTCTCAGACACCTCACAGGAAAGTTTGAAATACCTCAGAGTGTACTTATTCGGTCCAATGATAGTAGGTACATCGTCCCTCCCGCATATAGGGGCTACGCTGTACTGGAAGATATTATCATTGGGGCCGCCGAACTCTCCGGAATACCCAAGGTACATCGCTTTAATGACCGTCTGACACGTATCCCAGAAAGCCACGATGTTCGTATTACTGGCACGGTAAACATTATGGGCATGATGGGCCATCTCATAATGCTGGTCAATATCACTGCTCAGGCGCACACCCTGACGGAGCAAAGTGTCCGCGTACTTCCTCCAACTAACACCATAGCCGCAATTATGAACTACAAGTGCGCCATGTTTGGTTCGTATGGTAAACCTATGATTCGGCCCCGCATTCAAGAGATCGTATACGAGCTCTGAGTTTTTCAACCTCGGCTTGCAGTTCACTGACACGCCGCCTGTTGTAGTTATTCTGAGACTTTGTAACAAACCGGAGATTACCCACTTCGTAGTTGCCATTATTGTCGATACGGTCAAGGTCGAGGTCCGGATTATCCCAGCCATCCAGTGATACAAGGTAGGCAAGAAACGCTCTACGGTCAGCAAACTTGCATTGGATTCCACGCCCCCCGTAGTCTTTATATCTTCTACAGTGGGGGTTGTTACAACGCTGCTCAACAGCGGCAATTCTATTGAGCAAGCGTCTCCTGTGCGCAGGTTCCGGGCAAACGTCCGCGTAAGAGGAGTATAGCTTAACATAGCTTCGCGATGCCTTCTTCTTGGCGCAGGCATTACACCGTGTAGTCCGCCCATTGTGGAGGTTGCTGAACAAGACCCAGTATGGTTCTGCCCCACAGGAACACTGCACCAGAACCATTCTTTCGATACGTTTCGTACCGTGTACTTGCATCCTTGCAGAACGAATGACAGTGAGCTCACCAATCTTTGTACCCGGCTCATAATCTGCGTAGCGTGGTTTGAAAGATTTGAGGTGACTGGGGTCCCTAACAGAGCAATGCTGGCAGGCATCAGTCGGGATTCTCCGTAAAGAGTAGATGCTAATCCATCGCAAAGCTCCACACTTGGAGCACTCGCATAAGTATTGCCCCCGTCCCCTATCATCGAACGCCATATCCCTAATGATTCGGCCCCTGTACAAAGTGCCCGGCTCAAGTATGAGCGTGTCTGAACGCACCTGCTTGCCTGCTTCCATGAAGAACCGCTTAAGATCATATGGTCTGGGGTCATCCTTACTCCATCCACATCTATTGTGTTCTTCTCGCCATTGCATATAAGTCCTTGATGAGTTACCCATTGTACACCATCCCACAATTTATCGTCTTTCGACACCATAACTATGGGCTTCCACCCATTATTTGTCAATACCTCCGTATCACCTGCAAGGCAGGAAAGAATACCAGTTTTGCCAACGTTCCTGTACGCTTTCAGTTTCTTGTCTCCGGACTTTGCGCCCTTATGAATCTTCTCACTCGGAATCTGGAAGATTTTCTCAGCAAGGTCAGCGTAGGGGTCAGCTCCTCTCCTGAACGCGTCAACCAGCTCAGTCTCGTTAGCGACATAAGCAAGAATGCGCGCTTCAATCTGACTTGAGTCGCAGGCCACAAGGGCCATCCCTTCCGGTGCCTGTACTGCTTTCCTCAAAGTAAGCTGGCTCGGGTCACGCTTGCTCAGGTTCTGAAGGTTGAGCTTGTCACTGCTCCCCTCGGAGTTGCCAGCCGTATACCGTGACGTGTGAGCCTTGAACGCATTGAGCATAACGGGCATAGGCCGTCCGCTATTAGCCAGCGCATGGAACGTCTCAGCCCTTGACCTCTGGATACTGGAGTTGTTCTCCAGTCTCGTCCGGACAAGAAGAGCCACGCGCTCATCAGCGTCAGAAGCCATGGCCACGAAGTCCAAATCAGACTTAGCCAGAGCCGGAGTATAAACCGCGTAATCCTCTTCGCTAAGATTAGTCTTCCCCTCAGCTTCCAGCTTTTTCCGCTTCGTCTCTGACTTCGCCACGCTGTATTTCATAGGCGGCTTGCGTCCAAGAAGCTCAAGCATCTTAACAAAAGAGGCAGAAGAACGAATCGCTTTCAGGAAGTCCTCATCTGATTTGAACATGAACATCCTGTTAATATCATTACGCGCCTTAGTGACCTTATCCGAAAGCTCATTCAGGTACGCAGTAAGCATGTCATCGTCAAGCCTGAGTACAGGATTGCATGCCATCTTGGCAGTTATGGAACTGAAGAGCAGAGCATCAGCAGTCACGAAAGGAAGCATGGCTTTGAAGCTCAGGAAGCATTGCTCCGTATCATTGCGACAATACTGGATGAATGCGGTACGTTCATCAGGCGTGAAATCTTCCGGCCAATTCCTGCCGTCTGAAATCACCGTACCTTCCACCTTCTCGCCGCACTGGAAAAAATTCGCCATGGATTTCAGTGACTCATTCTGGATTCGTGATACCCCTGTCCACCGTTCCATACACATGGTATCTATAGCAATCCTCGGAACCACATGGTAAATCTCCGAGAGAATAAGGAAGTCAAACCCGTTCCCATTGTGGGCAACAGTCACCACATCCGGGGCATCGAGCTTAAGAACGGCAAGCACGGCGGGTATATTACCGTGTTCCGCTACCCGTACCTTATCATACGTCATCGTACTGGCATCCGTGACAATATAACTCATGAGCTGAGCGGAAAACCTGCTGTCCCTGATATAGGATATAGGGCCGATTTTCGACAGTGTGTAATCTTTACTGTTCCAGTACGTCTCAAAGTCCAGTACAACAATTCTCACGGCGTCTCCTCCAAGCCGGTTAAGCAGCGATGCTTAACCGGCTTATATTATAATCTAGTCGTTACTGTCCGGGGCTTCTTCCTTACGGGGACGTCCACGTCTCCGCTTCTCCTGCATATGCACAAGCGTTGACTCAAGCATGTTCAGGCGTTCCACATGGTCATCAAGTTCAGCCACCATATCCTGTATCTGCTGAAGAATGTCAGCATCACTTTTCTTGAGCGCGTTCATTCCTGAAATGATGCGGGGAAGAACCACAGTCATCATCTGTTCCTGAAATGTTGCCATAATTACACCTCCTCGAAAATATCCTGAAGACAAATCGGTGTACTTTTGCGTACCGTCTCGCAGAACTGACACCATTCAGGCAGACGGTGATGTTTCCTCTGCCTGTAGATGTTCTTCAGAACAGCATAGTTTGCCGTCCACATCCGCCGCTGGAGCCAGCCTGATGGAAGCATGTTTTTGAGCGTGAAGAAATCCACGTCACTATGAGAAACCCTGTATCTGTTGAGTACAATATTTAACTCGTTAAGGATTTCATCCGGAATATTACGCTCAAACATATCCTGAGTAATCTTGAATACAGAACCAAGGCTGTGCATGGTACTCTCACTCTGAGCTGTAGTACCAACCTTGTAAGTATCCATCTCGGACCACCAGTACAGGGGGGCCTGTATGTTGTAGCATACGGGAATCTGACGGAGGAACTTGTCCTCACCATTGCCAAAACCCGCAAGCCTGTCCATCACACTCGCTAGTCTTTTATCCAATTCCCCGGGAATATCGTCTATATTTTTCCCGGACGTCAGCCCATATGACAAACCCAGTCCGTACCGTGCGTAGCGCATCCAGTACTGACCATAATCGATAACATCAATCTGCACTTTTCTTCTCCTTTCCCAGCCGATAGCTTGCTGAAGCAATGTCATACCCTACGAACATCCGCTTGGGAAGCCAGCGTCCGCATTCATATCGTGCCATACAGCGCATGAGCTCCGGAAGCCTCTCCAGTACATGGAAGGGCTTGTTTACCCCGAGCTTCATGTGATGTGACAGGAAGACAGTATAGGCTTTTTGGTCTGATGTCGAGAATCTTTTTACTATTTTTGCCAGAGTATCTTTGTCATGCCTGAGATAGTATGCCGTTAATACGTGGGCGGCGGCACGTATGCCGTACTCAGGCGAAGAGAAAATGACAAACCCTCTTCTGTCCACACCAACCTGCCCTTTCCATTTCTGTCCGCCCGGCAGAGCTTTGATGTTCAGGAAGTTGACGTTCTTATCAGCCAGCTTATTGTCAGGTTTAAGCCCGTCGTGCTTAGCGATATAAACAGGGACTTCCTTAATCTCAGTATGGATGCGCTCCACAACAACGGGCTTTCTCGCGTCCGCAACAGACGAGTCCTGTACCAGTATGGCTATGATACAGATTGTCAGAACGAAAGCCAGAAGCCCGAGTTCACAGGCCACCTCCAGTTTTGTTAACGGCATTTTCAGGTCAGCAATAAACTCTCTAATTATTTTCATCACAATCCTCCATCTGTACTTCAACCAGTATTCCGAACGGGTCAAACTCATAATCCCCACCCATACCTGTCTCTTATACACATCTGACGCTGCCGACGAC